CTGCTAGTACCCCATCACAGTCTAAAAATAGTTGTCTCATTACTCATCCTTTAAGATACCATTCACCATCCTGGTGAAAGCAGTTAACACTAAAATATTTCCAGAGATCACAAGGCAATACTACATTTTTTCCTGTGTGTATATCTACACCATGAGATACATATATATCACCTTTTTCTTCTTCTAGTCTACCTCTATGATCGTAGATAGTTTTTGGCGAGGTGTGCGTAATTACTAAAATCATTACTTTCTCCAATATTATGCATTTTGTAATACTTTCTTTAAGTATGTTTCATCTACACTAGCAGGATCATGCCCTTCTGGCATATAGTAGCTTTTAGATAAATACTTACCTAGCAAATTACCACCTTTATCACCATCACACAGCGCTACTACAGGTCGATTAGCACGAATTATGTACAACCAATTAACAAGAGGTTTACTAAGAGCTGAGCTAAACAAACATACAGCACTATACCCTAAAGAAGTGACTCGTGCCGCATCAAAGATACCTTCTGTAACGAATAGCGTATTTGATAGTGAGTAGGATTCTAAGCCCCAACAAGCAAAGGTATTAAATGTTCTAGTAAAGTACTTACCCTCATAAGGATTATTATTAAACTTTTTAGAACCAGCAGGCCTATATATATGATAACCTGTAAGTTGGCCTGATAAATTGTACATAGGAAAGGTAGCTACTTCATCAGTGTACCAAACCGGGTGTAGTTCAAAGTTTAAGTGTCTATCTTTTAAATGTTTATACACTACAATACCTCCTCTAGTACCCTCCAAGATACGAGGGTTCTATTTTCTATTGTTACCTCAACAGGTACACCGATTAAGTCGTTAATGTTAGTTTTCTTTGCTTTGTGTAGTAGTTCTGCGATAGCTTTTGATACAGTCATAAACGATTTATCTACATCTTCTTGGCTATTAACTGATATACCGGGGCGAAGAGGGTTGGAAAAACTGTTGATACAGCATATGCTAGTATCAACAGTTCCCCAATCTCTACCTGTTAGGCTAATAAACAACCCAAAAGTTGTTTTTCTACCCTCCAAGGCAACAGAAGCTATACGGCCTAAATTAGTCATACGTCAAAAGGCTTTCCGTCTATACCATCAAAAAATACTTTTGCTGGGTTAGTTGGGATTGCTCTTAGGATAGCTATATCTTGTTTTGAGAAGTTATTTAGTATAATACTAGATAGTTCTACGCCCGAACTGTAGAAAGTATCAAGACTAGCAACACTCTTAGTATCGTGAGATAAATAGTTACTGATACGCATATTGAGTGTTTCCATAACATTCTCAATTACTATACGTTTATTTAGCCAGCTAACATCAGAAGGTCGAAGATTTGCTAAACTATAATCTTCCATTATAGTACCTTTCTTGCATGAGCTGCTAACGTGTCCAGGTGAATCGGAGTATAATCATCTAAGTTCTCTACAGATACATTATAATACGGACCTTTTGGAGATTTATTCTGATGAATATGCCCATGTACGTTAAGCATCATAGGAGTTGTTGTAGCTCCACGAACTAGACCAGAATCATGAATAGGTACGTGACTCATTATGATTTTATGATCTTTCCATACTCGCCACATTTGTACTTTTTGAAAGAACCCACCACTAGACAAGAAAGGAATATCATCATGGTTACCTACAATAAGTCTTTTACTGCCCATAAGTCTAGGCCATATACTCTTAAAACGTTCTTTATCACCAAAAAATACATCGCCTAAATGGTATACTTTATCACCGGGTCGAACTACCTTATTCCATTGTTGGATCATGTGCTCGTCCATATGCTTATAACTATCAAAGCCGGGACGAATAGGAGTTACGCCGTCTCTACGTTTAAACTTAAGGATATTAGAATGTGAAAAGTGAGTGTCGGACACTACCCATATATTACCTGTCATTTTTACATCTTTCGTATTTCTTCAAATAGTTGTTCGTCTGTAGGAGGAACCCATCCTATAATTTTTCCAGTTTTAATGTCTATACTAAGTTCCACATAGTCACCGCCTCCTATAAAAGAAGGTGCATAACCCTCTCCTACTGCTACACTATTACCTTCTTCATCATACAGCTGTACAAAACATAGGTCACTGCACTTAGCGCTAATACTGATCCGTTCAATCATCATCATCACTCATAGTTGCAAATAGAAAGAGAAGAGGCCACCAAGTAGTAACTATACAGATAACCATTATCTGTTTACGTATATTCATAGAACCTTGTTGAACTTGCATAGCCCAGATAGCTACCAAAGAGATAATCAGTCCAAGAAATAAGTATATTTCTAACCATAAAGGGTACATTGGAAGTAGCATTTGTTTATTTCTCCATATTTCTATTTATAATAACAAAAAAAGAAGCTACTGTTAAGTAACTTCTTTCATTTTTTGGTAGCTTATGTCTGATTAAATTACTCTATATCTAGGTAGTGAATTGTTCTAATACCGTCTCTACGACTAATAGAAACCATATGCTTTGTACCTGAGTTACCCATAAAAGCGAGAACAAGATCAGGATGTTGTTCAGCAAGCATTTGCTCATTGCGTAGAGGCCCAGCTGCTGATTGAAACTTTTTCCAATTAGCAGGTACAGGAATTACCTCTAGCTTCTTCCACTCAGCCCAGCTTGCGGATAAACTATCAGCTCCACGAGCAGCGCCGTGTATAAGAATAAAATCTGGGTGCTCGATCAAAAGCGCATTAAGTTTATCAAACATAAATCTTTGTTCTTTATCTGCTTGATCTTTTTCTTCCTCAGTATCTCTTTGAGGTACTCCAAAACTTCGACCACCGCTTACTAATACTCTAAATTTACTCATTTATATACTCCGCATAAGATACAATAATAGCTTTTTGCTGCTGTAGGTATGTTCTAAGATCTGATAGATTGAGGGCTAGGTTTTCGTAATCACCTGTTGTAAGCGCAAAAACAACAGGTGTTACGCCTTTTTCTTCCATCTTTAACATTTCTTCTTCAAAGTTATCTTTAGTTAATACTAACCAACCAACACTTCTTAGTGTTAGCACATCTGGGTCTGCTAACACTAATGGAGGTCTTGGTTGTGTTATTGTAGTAATCTCTAGCTTTTCAGCAGGATTACTACATGCGCTAACGATTACTAGAGTACAGACTAGGACACTCGCTATTAAAACTTTGTGCATTAGTTGCATTCCTTTCAGCATTTGTTAATGGTGCTCCTGATATAATCTCAAAACACCTTGTCGCTTTATTGGAGGCTCTATTAACAACACCCTGTACCAAACCAGGCCTACTTATAGCTAAAAATGCTAGTTCATGCTCCGCTAATTTCTGTTCAAGAATTTTATTTTCTTGTCGAGAGTTTGCGAGCGAAGCATTTAAATTTGAATTTATAGAATTTTGCCTAATTTGAACACTTATTAACTCTCTATTCGTATCGTCAACAAGTTGGGAGGCAATGTTAAGTGTAGCATTATTCTCTTGTAGAATCTTTATGGTATCTTGACTGTCTTTATAATACCAATAAAAAATACCACTTACGAATAAAAGCAATGCAGAAAACAACATAATTAACTTTGCAGTCATTAGCCGAACATCACTCTGTAAGTATTAGGGCCTACAATACCATCGTCTACAAGTTTGTTAGCATTTTGCCACTTAATTACTGTTAGTAGCATAGCCTTATCAAAAATACCAGTAATTTCTAGCCCCAGCTTCTTTTGTACTACTTTTACAGAATCTCCTGTAGAACCTAAACGAATTAATTCAAAGTTTTTTTCGTTATTTAGAACGCTTAAAGCTTTATTCCAGCGGTTAACTCTATCTGTTAGGCCATTAGTACCTCCGTTAATACGCTTAGACATACCAACAATATCACGTCTATCACATAGACGGTTTAGGTTATTCTTATTCCAGAACCAGCAAGCTGACTCGATAGCTCCAGCAACTGTTCTAGAGTAGTCAGCCGCTTCTTCAGCAGTAATATTAATGCTACTACCAAAACGAGTATGGTTATCTCTACCTGTTAATTGTAGGATACCCGCACCTCTAAACGTCCAACCATCATTAGAGTCTGCTCCACCATTAGACATTCTATTAGCATAAACAATGTTAGCAATTCTTTCTGGTTGTCTAGCATAAGCAGCAGCGTCTCTACCTGCTCGTCTAAAGTATTTAGAAAACACTCGATTTAGTCCGCCAGCAGAGTAGTTTAGATTTTCAGACATAATCCTAAAATCACCAGACTCGTGGCCTGTCTGAGCAATAAAGCCTGCTACCCTCTCAACAGTATCAATATTATATTTTGGAAGAATTTTAGAGAGTTCTGCGTGCCATAAAGCATTATCTTTATTATTAATTAGCTTATCAAGCTGAGTTTTAGTTAGTTTAAAGGACAAATATGTCTCTTTTCCGAGAAGACTTAATCTATAAGTTTGTAGTCTTCTACCTCTACTACTAGAGTAGAGTATTTTGGGCCTAATAGGTCACTTGCATTAACTGTTGCGGTTACTTTGCCATTATCAATTACAAGACTTTTTCTTAATGTGAATATAGAGTTAGATATAGTATTTTTTCCTCCATACCTACCTCTTATGATGCGGATTTTCTGTTCCATCTTACTTTCTCTACTTAAACGTGAAAAAAAGACGAAAACTGAATCCCGTCTTTATTAATTTCTAACTACTCCTAAAAGCCTATATAGAGCAGAACGTGTTGCTCCCTCAAAACCTTGCGTATTAAATTTTAGCTTTTCTAACTCTCGCAATATCTCTTTTTTAGACATTTCTGTTTTAATCGTAGCAGGTAAGCTGTTTCTGTTATATATCCCTGCATTTACAAGTTTTGATCTTACAGATTTTACAGTCTTATCTAGTTCTTTAGCTATTTCCTCTATTCCCTCATTGCCTAGCTCTTCATATAGTAGTTGAAGTCTAGCACATAGCTCAGGAGAATAATTTGGTGTTGGTTTTATCTTTGTTTGTTCAATCATATATTACCTTTAGTAATAGATCTAAGCATAGCCCCATCCCTCGCCGCCTAGAAAACTGTCTCAGCGCTGTTATACAACAACCCTTATATTAAATATAGAACAGTTCTTACCTTCACTCGTTACTCTAAATTACTGAATATCATTAACTATAACATTATTCTTACCAATATAGCAAGAATAATGTTACTTTTAAAGCTTGTTAGCTTGCTATTTCTAACATGTTTGACGTAGCGACTTGTTTTTTAAGGTCTACAATAGTTTTTCTTAAAAAATCAAGCTCTCCTTCTTTAATTGCTAAAATCTCTTCATGGTGTTGTCTGGAAAGATAACCTGAGTGCATCGTAGTCTCCTTAAAAATCTATCTGAGCTAGTCCTGACCCTGTTTGCGATGTTTCAAATATGCTAGCTCTTCTATTTTGCTGCGAAGGGTGTTCATAAGGACAACCTTCTATATTACAAGGCCATATAACCGGTTTATCTGCTGAGGATGACCATAAGTTAACTGTGCATATAGCACACTTACCTGTACAGTCTCCGTAGTCTTCTCTTTTTTTCATATTGCCTCTTATTTATAGGTACAATACGCCCACATACATTAATAAACTCCGTTTATACGATAAAGCAAATACGTTGTTCGATAACTATTCCGCAGTTGTTCCGTAGGTTAATGTAATTTAGAAAGCGTTATAGCAATATAATAGCACGTTTTAAGCATGCTAGCAAGTAATAAATTTATGATTCTTTGTTAACACTCATATAAACATCTGAACCAAAAAATACTGAGACAATTCCTGCCTGTGCTATATAAAACATGGTTAGAAGGTCAGATAGCGCTGCAACTCTTTCGGCTCCGATTAGAGGAGTTAACAGAAGTATAGTAAGCGCAACTATTGATCCCATAGCTAACCAGGCCATAGTTCTTCGCTGGTCTGCTTTTTTGTCTGAGTTTTCTAGATTTACTCGATCTGCTTCAAGTTTTGCTATACGTTCTTCTAGCTCTAGTTGTTCTGCTGTAGTCACTGGTTTTTCCATTATAATTAACCTCTCATTGCCGAAGCAAGAAAAAAGAGGATGCTCGTTAGAACACCCTCTTTAAAGTTTACTATAAATTTTAGCTTACGTCCAATTAAAAATCATAACGTACATTGTCTAGGGTCTTACGCATAACACTGTAAGGAGTAAAATGTTCCAGATCGTTAGAAAGAACAGATTTCATGATAGCTGGTGAGTACCCAGAAATCATCGCAGTACCAAGTTCATCGAAACGAACAGGGCTATTTGCATCTCCTCGAATGTTCCAAAATACTAGCTTTGGAAGTTCGTATCCTGCACGGTGATACATGCGTGTAGCAAGTTCTACCGCAGAAGGATTCCAAGGTTTAAAGCTACCATAGCGAGGGCTACGATTTGCACTATAATCTATACTACGATTTGCGTTATCAAACTGCATGTCAGAAAGAATTAGTAGAACTTCTGGCATGTCTTCTGCTGGTACATTATTATGTGTAGCAACATTTAAGATGTTAGCAAAGGCTCCACCGATGTTAGTGTTCATGTGCCACTTATCAGTATCAACTTGGCGTAGACGCTGTGTTAGAGTTCCTTTGGTAGTTTGGAAGTCTGATACACCGCTAAAGTTAAGGAACATATCTTTGAACGCGGACTTATTACGCTCACTAACATATAGACCAAGGGAAAGTGCAACATCGATAGCACTTGGATTTCCACCACGCATAGACCCACTAGTATCAATCATAGGAAGAACAGAAGTACCGTTCATAAAGTCAGGTAGTGCCTCCCATTGTGCATCTGCTGCGGAGGGTACACCTGTACGGACTGCTTTAACAATTTCGTATGGGTGAATCGCAGCTGCATTGATCTTAACGCGTGGATCACGTTGTGCTTGTGGCTTTTTAAGCTCTTGTAGATATGCGCTATAAGCTTCTCCGGCGTTACGTCCAAACGCTTTTTGATAGCGTGAAGAAGCAACAGAAGGAACGTGCGAGAAGTTAATAGCTTCCCACTCTTTAGAAGCCATTTGGCTTTCTACAACAGAAGTGCCGCGAGATAGGAAACGACGATAGTTACCTGGGGTCATTCCAAGCGCTTGCATTAGTACACGAGCTTCGCTACGACGAGCAGACTTTTCACGAGGTGCCCATTTGAAGGCTAGACCATTGCCTGCACGAAGTGCATTAGCGAATAGTTCAACAGCACGACGTGCGTTAACTGGGTCTCGGTACGAGAATAGGTCGTCCCAACGCCCAAGTTCTGGGATGCGAGTCATAATCTGTCCAGCAGTGTAAGCATTATGACGCTCTAGTACTTGAAGCATATCACGGAACTGCTTACGCTCTCCAGCACCTTCGGTAATATCTCGGGTCCATAGAAGCGCGCGGATTGCAAGAGTTTCATCTTCTGCAAGTGCTGCACTGAAAGAATCAGTTAGAAGTTTACCACGGCTTGCTCCAGCTTTAGTGAAGAAGTCAAGTACTGCATCGCCAGTAGTTTTACGAGCGGTCATACCGTTTGTGGTAAGTACTTTTTCATCAACGATAGCAGCGCGAACTGCATCGGCAAAGGAGTTACCTTGGCGTGGTGGGTTAGATTTGCGAGGGGAATTAGCAGGAAAACGACGTGTTTTAGTCCCTTGATATTCAAATGGCATTGTATTGTACTCCAGGTTTGTGTTAATTAGGGTATGAACCTATATGTTACTTTGCTGTAACAAACCGATTTTATCAGGATGAACTTGTGCCGCTAGGCTCCGATGGTTAGCGAAAAGTTTTGCTGTAATCATCCTATGTTATTTTTTCAGGACAGCGTTGTCAACCAAGACATTCATTGTTGTTGGTTTTTAATTTTGCTGTAACTGTCCTATATTCTTAAAGAGCGTCTAGCGCTCTTTTTAAGTCTTGTTTATTTACAGTAATGCTAAGATTCTCAGAAATGCTTCTCATAGTAATAATATAGTTTCTAGAGTTAAAAGCTTTTGCTGTGATCTCTAGCACCTTATGCTCATTTAAAATATATTTGTCTTCACTATCTTGATCTTCTAAAGTAATTTGCATATGATCTCTCTTAAATTAAACAGGTTAGTATTGTTTTGTCACCAAAGACATTTTCCAGGTTGGCGGAAAATATAGGGATTGAACCTATCATTTTTTGTTTTGCTGTAACTAACCTAAATTATTGAATATATCAGGATTGGGGATTTGCTGCTGGATTTGAACCAGCTACAGTTTGATTAGAAGTCAAAAGCTCTACCAATGAGCTAAGCAATGGTTTGCTGAAACAATCCTATATTCTTATTTCTCTATAATTTATAATACGATAAAATCAAGCATTAAGCAAGATTATTATTTCGTATTTTACCAGAAGTCCCAGAGACGTTGTTTTCCGAGATAAGTATCTGGAAAAGATTTTGTATCCCAGTCGTCAACGTCTCGTTTAATTTTGGTAACGAGGCGTTTGTTGGCTAGTCGTAATTCTTTTGAGCAGGAGGACTTATAAGCAGCGTTTAAACCGTTTTCAGAAAGCTCTCCATCACGTTTGAACTTATCATACTCTATGCTTAGTTTAGCTGCTTCTACCTCATAGTTATACTCAATTTTAACATCACAATAGGTTTTAAAGTTATGTTCGTAAGGTTGGCGAGGATGATTTCTGATTAGTCCTTTAGACCAAGCACGATATTCTTGATTGTACTCTGCCATAGCTGCGTCATAAGCTGTTTGACCGCTGGGCGTCATATAGTAAGTACGTTTATAGGTACGATAGATTTCAGTAATATGTCGCTCGATGTAGCGAGCTTTACTTTCTTCATCGGTTATAGTAGTTTTACGGTATGTTCTTGACATTGTTTTCTCCTAAGCTAAATAGCTTAAGCGTTAATGTCGTTCTCGTAATAGTTCATTATATTTCCTAGATGTTTGGTGCTTCTGAGAGGACTCGAACCTCTAACCATTGCATTCGTAGTGCAGTGCTCTGTCCAGTTGAGCTACAGAAGCGTTAAAAATGATTTCTCTTAGGTTCTTCATTACCTGCGTAACAACCTCCAGTGAAATCTGTTGAGTAATCGTCTTTTATTGATTCATAAAAACCTACATAAAGTGCCCAGTACTTAGTTTTATAAAAACAAACATCGTTTGGGTCGCGCTGTGTAATATCATGATAGGGTCGAGGTTGGCTAAGTGCGCCTACCCAGATACGGCTCTTTCCTAGTATAGTATGTTTCATATTATACCTTATATATGGTGAGAGATTTTAGGCTGTTAACCTAGAAGTTACCTTGACTAGTGTACAGCTAGCCCCGAGACACCTCGGCTAATCCCTCATAATGGTGCTGCTAGTCAGAATTGAACTGACGGCCTACGTCGTACCAGGACGTTGCTCTCCCGCTGAGCTATAGCAGCTTAATTGATAAAATCGCATATCCAGAAGCAAGGGCAGCAGAAGAAAATGCGCAAGGAGTCGTAGCGGAAGTGATATAAGTTATTTCAACATTAACTTCGTCACCTGAGTATGTTCCTGTAAAAGGGTCATAATCGCGCAGTGTTAATACATCACCAATCTTATAGTCTCTATCTTTTAGGTCTCTAAGATCATGTGTTTTATCACCACGCTTAATAGCTTCAAAGAAGTGATTCCAACTTTTTACTCTATAGTGCATTTGTTTCCTTTAAACTACTTTATTTTATTACTTAGAAGCACTTAGTCATAAACATCAGCAAGTTCCTAGGATTGCCGACTATTATTGCTGACGTATTTTGCATTTAGGTGGCCAAACCTGGTTGCTGCTAGAGTCGATTTAAGCATGTTCGCCATCCGTTCGGATAAAAACTGAGCACAACTGACTAAGCACATCTAAGTAATATTGGAGCAGGGCGTGGGATCGAACCACATTCAGCATACTTACAGAAAGTGCAAATATACTAGTACCATACCGCGTGTATTTTTGGTAGTCCTAAGTGGTCTCGAACCACTGACCTAAGAGTTATCAGCTCTTCGCTCTACCCCTGAGCTATAGGACCATATTTGGTGGGCAGATGAGGACTCGAACCTCTCCCGGTCAAAGAACGGATTTACAGTCCGCGTGCTAGAACCCCTAGCTTTATCTACCCATTAACTATATTTGGTGGGTTCCGGAGGAGTCGAACCTCGTGCCGTTTCCGGAACGGGGCTACAACCCGTCGCCCCCCACGGAAGCCTTATTGCAGAACCCTTTAACTATATTTTCGTCAATACCTAATCTCTTCTCTTCCTACCCTTTTCTGGTATCACCATATGAAGTAATCTCCGGCAAATTAGTCCATACTAGGGGTTGGTATGCTGTAGTACCATCACTGTTGATTCACCCGCTTCTACTACGCCAGTCAGCCAAATTGACTCCAGAACTAAGCTCCGGTCGCTCTAACATCCCATTCCGCACGGTGTGACAGTTTAAATACTCTATACATCAGTTAAGCTTTTTTAACATAGTCGACTCTGTTACTAGATACTGACGAAAATATAATAGTTAGTGAATGGTTCAACCCACGTATTAGGGCGACTTAGCTACACTTCAAGCTTGAGTAGTACCTCTTATTCATTACACCTAACGGGTTAAGCCTTTTGCGCTCAAGAAGTCAGCAATCCCGTATTCACAAGCGTTCCCTTCATGTTATACTTGCTCGGTCTTTCCACCTATGAATTTCGGTGGATAATTGGCTCCCCAGGTAGGGCTCGAACCTACGACAACCTGATTAACAGTCAGACACTCTACCATCTGAGCTACTGGGAATTAAAAAACTATGGCTAGAGTAAGTCACTACTCTTTTACTACATATGCGATTTGTACTGTAGTTAAGACTTCCATATAGCCTTATTCCATTTTATACTTCTACGCAGAGATGGATCTCCTTTGTCGTCGGTTTTTTACAAGGTACTGTGACCGGTCCTTGAAGTTCTTATTGACTAAATAAGAAAATTACATAGTAAGTAGTGGACATGCTTTAGGTCTATTTTCTGATACTGGCTTGCTACAAGAGCAAACTGAGCAGTACCAAACTTTACCTAAGACTTTCCAATCACACATTACTTACTTTCATTATGGTAGACCCTGTCGGAATCGAACCGACTTCCCCCGGTTGAAAGCCGGAAATCCTAATACCAATGTAGACGAAGGGTCCATTGTTTCTTTGTATATCTTATAATAGTTTATTTTAAAGCGTTTAGCAAATTAAAAGATACTTTAGTTTGGTTGAAAGGCTAAGGCTTTTACGAAGTTAAAAGGTTCTTGTTGTAAAAATTGAGCAGTTAGTTCACAGTAATCTGTTTCACCGTGACAATGTACTGTTATTTCATACAATCTTTTCTCTTCATTTGTGTTAATTACTGTCTTATCAACAACTTTTTGGCACTTAGCACATTGTATAGCAGGTATGTTCATGTGCTCTTATTCTTAGGGAGATCGTCCCATAGCATCGGTTTAGCTTTGCTAAAGTCGATATTCATCAAGTCATTTACAATCCTTATTACAGGAGTTTCCATAAAGGTTTTTCCCGGTGTAAAATGAAAGTCAACTAATTTAGGTTCGCCTTCTTTAGCTTCCATACTCATTACCTCTGCATATAGATAACGAACTAAAGCATATTTAATATTATAATCACGTACTTTCTGCTTTTCCTCATCGGACGAATCTTCCTTTATAGATAGGAGTAGCATTTCTATACTAGTGTTCATCTGCTCTTATTCCTTTACGAAAACTTGTCACAGTATCAAAACCTGCTTTGCGGATTTTATCTTTATCACTAAGGACAATAATATCTGGATTGTTAGCAATTACACCAGAAACGTATTGGAAAATCTCTTGATGACAACTAAAAGCGTCTAGTATGCTTGCAAAACCTTTATCAACAAGGCCATCACAGTTAATAGTCTGCTCCCACTTATCTCTATTATTAAGGATTGAAAAACTAGTTACAATTCTACGACTAATTAGATAGTCTTTGTAAGTCTCTCTAGGGATTGCAAAAAACTGTTCGACCGTAGGAAACTGATCTCTTTTAAACTTATAAAGAATTTTTGTAAGTTTAGCGTCCATAGAATAGTGATAGTCGTGATGTGTTTTAATAAAGGGGTAGCATTTAGTAGCTACTGTTACGTACCCAAACTTAACATTAAAAATCTCAGTGGTTAGATGCTTACCAAAAATACTTTTAGTTAGGTACTGATAGCTAAGATTAGGTACATAACCGTACATAGAAAGAGGTAATGCAAAAGGTAGCTTGATATCTTTAAAGAACTCATTGGTTCTTGTAAATACGTAAGCTTTATCTACCCCATAACCACAACCATCGTAGTAATCGTTTCCTCTAATAATCAGCAAAACTACTTCTCCACTATAAAAGTTTTTTCTTTATATCTTATATTAGGATATTTCAAAGCGTTAGCCAAATTAAAAGAAGAATACTAAGCACCGTCGTCTTGTTCTAAAAAGTCGTCACTCTCCTCACATTGCAGATCAGAGTCTTCATCATAAAACCAAAGTACCTCTACATAGTCTTCCATAGTATATCCCCTATTTCTTTTTACGTGGTTTAACTTCTTTAGCAGTTTTTACTACTTGTAATATACTGTTAAGTTTCATAAGACTTTTCCTAATGGTCAGAAAACCAAGGACGTGTCCTATTTCTCTCTGCTTCTACTGTGGTTATTTTTTGCGAAATTAAACAGCCTTGTATGTATCCTAGCCAACGACTATATTTAGCTACGTTCATACCTAGACCATCATCACGAACTTGAGTTTGACAGAAAGTGCACATCCATAGTAGATGGGTAGGGTCTGTAGTGTCCCCGTCTACACTCTCTGTCTGGTTGATAGGTTTGTATCCTAACTTTTTTAGTTTAGCTGCGTAGTATTCAAACGCACGAAGGGAACCTTCGTCAGCTACAGGTCTTCGCTGCTTAGGTGGCAAAGGTTTATAACTCATTTTTTATCCCAAGTACCCATTATAGATAGTGCGTTTTTCATATGTTTAAATAGTAGCCCATCGTTAGAATCAGTCTTAATCAAACGACGTTTACCTAGTACTCCCTCGAAATCATAGTCAGTATCATCAAAGATAATAAAGTCTTTGTGATAAGGGGCGAAGTTATCTAGATAGTGCTTAGTTTCATGCGCACGTTTTAGTTGATACAGCTCAGCATCTTCATAAGGGTTAACCTTCCACAGAGGATAAGCTAGATCGCCTCTAAAACCAGCATTACGTAAAGCTGTTACAATCCAAAGGTTTGCGTGTGCATCATTTAACAGAACTCCATCACGCCAAGTAGAGATTAAAACAAACTCAACTTTTTCATGACTATCGTGAATACGGTTCATAAAATTCATAGCAATAGGATCAAACTTAGACCATAGTAATCCTACAGTGTTTTCGGTTATCTCAACTCTGTTTGAGGTAAAAACACCGTCAATATCTAGGAATACTAAATACTTAGCAGAAGTAAAGTGATTAGGTTCGTGCATAGCTTTATACCTATATTTGGTGCGAAGGAGGAGAATCGAACTCCTGACACCCTGGGCTTCAACCAAGTGCTCTACCACTGAGCTACCAACGCATATATTGTTTATAATGATTTTAAAAGCTTGATACTATCTTTTAAACTTTCTTGCTCTTCTTCTACTGTTATACTATCTTGCCAAGTAATCATGTCTCCATGACCCGGCGCTTCTTTTATATAAGCCCAATGAGTATAACCAGAAGACAAACCATGTTTAATAGCATAAGGAGTATTAGAGGCAGTGTAAAGTATACCAATAGAGCTTTTACAGGGAAATAGTAACACTGCGTACTCTTCTTTGTTTGGTAGAACGTCAGCTAATTTATACCACTGCATCTAATGTTCCTAGATTTTGGAGAACCGACTGGGAATCGAACCCAGGACACCAAGTTTAAAAGACTCGTGCTCTAACCCCTGAGCTACCGGTTCGTTGTTAAGTAAAAAAGTAAATTATATTAAAAAACCAGTTGCTAAACCTTGAAAGTTTGTATACTATAGTTATATAGGAGAAACTAATGAATAAAAAATACTGGATAAATAAGGCTTTTAATGAGAGTGGATACTCTTTTACAAGTAGAAAAGTTACTTATGAGAAGTTTATAGAAGTGCTAAGTATGAAGAATTATAATCTAAAAATAGAGTTAGGTATTAGCGCTCAAAGTGTTAGTAAGCTGCTAAAAAGAACTTTTCCTGATAGAGTAGTTAATAATGCTAAGCCTTGCTCCTTCTTATTAAGTAAGATTAATAAAAAAATATGTTGTAACTGTGATAACGTGCTTGATATAAAAAACTTTACTTATAACAAGAAACGCTATGACGGAGTAAATTCGTGGTGTATTTTTTGTTATAGAAGATACCAAACTAACAATTCAGAGTTATTTAGAAGCTATACTGCCGAACGTAGGTCTTTACTTATTAATAGGTCTGTATCTTGGGACCAGAAAGGTATAAAAAATTTCTATTTAGAATGTCCGAAAGGTTATCACGTAGATCATATAATACCTTTAAAAGGTAAAAATGTCTGCGGGTTGCACGTATTAAGTAATTTACAATACCTCACTATTTCAGAAAATTTACAAAAAGGTAATAAATATTAAGATAAGATATTATTCTTTGTTACTTACAATAACATTAAAACAGGCCGATTAGCAAGGTTAATGTTTATGTAAGTTGCACAATCGCTATGTGTTTTCTAATGTACCGCATAAAAAACATAGCCTTATCTACTGCCTTAAAGGTAGCACCTTTAGTCTCTGCATAAGATACAGGAAATTCAAAACCGCAATCCGTTTTATACCAGAGAGCATCGTCAAAAGCGCGCGTAAAAGTAACTTGTTTGTCACCTTTTACCATATCTTTGAGATTAAGCATTGTATTGTCCTTAAGTTGGTAACGCTGGTGAGATTCGAACTCACGGCTAATCCCTTATGATGGGAGTACTCTTCCACTGAGTTACAGCGTCATAAATTTGGAAGTACGGGTCGGAATCGAACCGACTTAAATCGGGGTTGCAATCCGACGCATAACCATCTTGCTCCCGCACCAATAAAAAACCCTCCGCAGTAAAACTGGGAGGGCTATAAAAACTTCTGTTTGTTTACAGACGCGTTTACATAGCACTCCAAGGAGTTTTAATACGATTTTCATAATTCTTAAACATACATGAAGTAGTCATAATTGAAGTCCTTTGTTAAATGGTGTGCCGCGTGTGCGGTCTGTTTGATTTCTTAATTTAAATATAACGGAAAATTAACCGTATAGCAAGATGTTTTTTAACTTTTTTACTTAACAGCTACAGTAGTTGTAACAGTTAGTTTAAGTGGCTGTGCCTTAATTATTACACATTTTCCTGCTAAATTACGTTGATCTATGTAGGCTAACATACCAGCTTCTGAAGTAAAAGAGCTATAATCAATACTTTCTTCAGTATGCTCGGGGTATCCATGTCCGGGATGAGATATTGATCTAGCATCAGCAGGTATATGAGTATATCTAGTAGTAATCACAGCCCAGTGGTCTGTTGTAGGTATACTCATATCATATCCTTATAAATGTAATTGGCAGAGCGACTGGGAGTCGAACCCAGTGAACACGTATTAGGTGTCCTGCGCATTAGCAGTGCGTTGCCTTACCGTCCAGCCCCCGCTCTATTTGATCGTCGTTATCAATTTGATCGTCGTTATCAATTTCTTCATCAGAAATTAGTGTAGTATTCTTAACTTTAGAGATAGCTTCATCAATAGTATGCTCAAAGATCTGAGTAAGGATAATTACTTCTTTAATTACTGCAATACCTAAACCAGAAGTTTTTGCAACTAGCTCGTCAATATTTACAAGTAGATTACCGCTAACAACATGTTCAATATAAACACGTCTTGCTGCTTCGGAAGGCATTCCGATACGCATACGCACATCAAAACGGCTTGGTCTATTTAGAATACGGTTAGGTAGACGTTCAGGGTAGTTAGTAGTAGCTAAGAATAGTACACTATCTACATCTGTTCCACCATCTAGCAAGTGTGTTAGAGATTCATCACCATGTCTTACGATACCATCTAAGTCTTCTAGAATTACAACGATTTTACGTTTAGGTTCTAGAACTTTAATCATTTGAATACCTGCGGTCGCTTCACCGGCACTCTGAGCAACTAACATAATAGCATCGTTAGCTTCTAGCTCTTTTGCAAGTCTGAATACTGTTGCAGTTTTACCACCGCCTGGAGGTCCATATAGTATAATACCTCTTTTAAAGGTTATACCAAGGTCTCTAAAGGCGCGTTCTTTAGACCAAAAGTCTTTAATATGTGCGAGTACTTCTGAGGTAGGATCATCAGGTAGCTCTACCATTGAGTCTCCAACGAAGTCTACACGACGTAGAAAAGGAGCAGAACCCCAAGGAGCTTGATAATCGTATACACCAGCAGGAATGCTGTTTTTACCATAACCTCCAGGCTGCCAATGGCTTCCTGTTGAGTCTGCACTCCACTCAGGCATAGCTAAATCTGGACGAGTTATATATCTATAAGGGCTTAAAGACTTTTCTTCATGTTTCATGTTTTGTTGCTCACTTTATCTATTTTTATTAGCATAACAGATATTTTGTGAGTGAGCAACAACTTTTTTATTTACTCTTTAAAGCAGCAAGTTCGTCTTGAAGAGCTTTCATTTTATCTTCTGTTACTGCAAAGATTGCTTTCATACGTTTTACTAACCATACAACAGCTCCTGCACCCAGCATAACAATCAACTCATCAAAAAAGAAGGTATTAATAAGTAAATCTGCCCAAGAGATAAAACCTAGTAGGGCTGCGATACCTCCGGCTATCCATAAGGACAGCCGGATCAATATAGTATCTTTCATATTAGCGAAGAGCGGCGGCTAGATCACTGAACAAATCACGGTTTTGACGAGTTTCAACAGTTACTACACCAAAGCTACGAACTTCATAGCCCCACTCATTAATTGAGGAACCTCCGATAGTGCCTTTGATCTTTTCAGAAGCATAAAGAGATTCACCGTTAAACTCTTGGTCGTTAATATCTTTGTCCCAAAGCTCGATTGCTTCCCACCCTACAGATACTAGGTTTGTAAACACAGGGCTATTAAGGCTTGCAACAACAACAACCGCGTCTACACTACCAAACTCTGCTAGAGTATTAGCCATATCAAAAGATTCTGCTTCTGTCTGAGCTTTTGCCCAGTCGTCGTCACTACCTTCTTCGCCTTGTTCGATACTTACAATAGTATTCCAGAACAGATTAGCACCCGAACCTTCGGAATTAATAAGAACAGTATTATCAGAACCTAGATCAGACAACTGACCAATATCAGAATCCCCAGGAACCAGCATGATTGCATATTCAACACCGTAGGTAGCGACTGGCATTAGAGCACAGCCTTCTTTAGCACGAGCAAACATTGCGTCAATCTGCGTATAACCAGCAGTGAATTGACCGCTACAAATACCAAGAGTAATCTCCTGAGAACCGTTAGTAGTTACAGCTTCTGCAACATGACCACGCTGCGAAAGACGTTCAGCAGCAGTCTGTGCTTTAGAGAAGTAACCACCTGTAGCGCTTGCGCCTGCGATTACCAAAGTGTCCGAAGTTTCTTGGGCCATAGCAGGTGTCATTACGAGCGTAAGAGCGGCACAAGTAGTCAAAAGTAGAGTTTTCATTATTAATCCTAATATAAGTTGTTTGTATATATAATATAGCGGATATTCAGCCGTTAGGCAAGGTTAATGTTATTGTCGTTTCTACTTATCGTAGTATTTTATTTTTGGTTGGAGGAGTAGGAATCGAACCTACCAAAAATCAGAACCAAAATCTGATGCATCACCATTCTGCTACGTCCTCCAATAATTTGGTAGTCGGTACTGGGATCGAACCAGTGACATCTGCCGTGTAAAGACAGCGCTCTACCATCTGAGCTAACCGACCATTATTGTAATTTTATTTATGGCGCCCTATACGAGACTCGAACTCGTTTCGTCGGCGTGACAAGCCGGTATAATAACCCATATACTAATAAGGCAGTTGTTATGTAGTTAATCCAAATATGATAGGATTAGCTGTGGAAATTAAGGTATTTTGAATAACATCAGAATCCATAAACTCATCTATTTCTTTTTTACTAAATTCATCAAATAAAATACCATCAAAGTTTCTACCTACCAAGGCACGTATACTAGATGATCTGTAAAACTGATAAGGAGTTATAGGGTAAGGAGATAGAGATTTAGGGCTAGAAGATACAAGTAAGAATCTTTTACTATTCTTACGTACTAAAGTAGCTTGTAAAGACTGTATATAAGTGCTTTTACCTGTCTGTCTAGGTAATTTAACCAATACGGTTCTATGTTCTTTGATATATTCTCTTCTAGATAGCGAATGATAAAAGTAACTAGGCTCAAGATAATATAAGCTATCAAAAAGCGCATCTACAGCACGTACATAATTATCGTTAAAAGCTTTATCATTACTTGGTTTATTATATAACATACGTTTCTTTCTTGTTGGAACTGACTTTCGGACTCGAACCGAATACTATAGATCCACAATCTATTGTGTACACCTGCAACACTCAGTCAGCATAATTTGGTGGAGATAAGAACCCGTGGTACGATTCTATAGTGTTCTCACTATATAGAATACCCTTACAGATAGTCATTTCTATTATCCCCATAGTAACTAACACTATATTGAGCAGCTTTTCTTGTCTCAAGTTTACCGTGCCTAGCGAGGCTGGTTTAGCTGATTCTATCTTTGCAGTCTAGAATTAGTGTTATATTGGTGGAATCGAAGGGAATCGAACCCTTCACACAGTGCTTGCAAAGCGCCGTCGCCCCCTTGGAACATGCGACCCCAATCTCTAGGGAGGGTTGCACCCCCTCCCGTCCCTTGCCATAAATCGTGCAATATATAACAAAGAGAATTCTTAATGTCAGCCGGAAATTATTGATTGCCGCCGGATCGGACAAGTGGCGGAGAGTAGAGTAATCGAAACCCGCACGTTGCCGTGCCCATGGAATTCCATCCCACTTTGACACCTTGCCGGTACTCTCCGCTATAGTTTAACTGATTCTTCTAATGCTATATCATTTACGTGAGTAGCATAAAACTCACCCTGCATTGTCCAGTAACCTGTAAACATTACTTCGTAAGCAGCATAAGAAGCTCTTTCGGCTGCATTTCTAGTAGCATTAGGTACTGCTTCTTCAAAAGCGTCTCTAGTATCTTCTTTATTAGAATACATATAATAGTTATCTGTATATTTTTCCATATTATTTAAGACCTAAAAGTAAATGTAACTGGCTTGCCTCTATTAGAGTATTCATTACTTTGTCCTGTGTCTCGACCCCAAATAAGATAGGCGGCAGCTAGTACTCCGAAAATAAAAATCCCCATTATAGCTCTCCAAATCATTAAAGCAAAGTTGATACAAGTTTCATATCAACATTTACGCCGAATTTAGTTTTCACTGCTTTCATAACGTCGCCTTTTCCTCCACCAGAAGCAAGGATAGGGTTGATAATAGCAAGAATTTCGTCTTTAGTAGCCATTACAGGCAAATACTTAGTTAGAACCTCAATCTCTATAGGGTTAGCATGAGTATTGTCTTTTAGTTTTTGTACAGCTTTTTTAATATATTGTACAGCTTCATCTATAGTTGTATCGCGGTTGCTATCGTTTTTACCAATCTTGCGTATTTCAGCAAGGTGGAATACCATAGTTTTTGCCAAAGGATCTTTAGCTTTACGCATAATTAGAACGTCGGCATTCAGTACATCAATCATATTATTTCTTTCTATGGTTAATACTACCACCAGCTTTGACGTCACCACTAACATTAGCACAATTAACGCTACCACCAGCCTTAACATTCCCATCAACATTTTCACAATTAACGCTACCCTTAGCGTTGACGTTACCTGTAACATCATTACAGCTAACAGAGGCAGTAGAGGTCAACTCGCCAATAGAGCCTTCAAGTACTCGAATTTCAACAATACCTGTTGCTTCGATTTCTTGACCACTAATTGATAATACATTACCTTGTACTGAAATATCACCACTGGTTGAGCTATAAGTAACACCATTAATACTAATCTTATTCATAATATACCTTTGTTTGTTAAAAGCTGGCAGCATTTGTAGGCTGCATCTCCTCGGTCTCGGTGTCCTGCCATGTTAGACGACTAGTAGGATTTGAACATAATTTCCAACGTCGAGGTGTCCTCCTATTAGACGACAGCTTATTCTTTAAGTTATTATTATCCGTAGTACTCTGCATGTGTCCAAGATTTATTGTCATGCGAAGTAGCTTTAGAGAGTGCGTCGTCCTCGTTTATAGCCAACACTTCAGTAAAAGGTGGGTCATTAGGGTCGGCAGTAGCATCCTCATAATAGACTCTATAAGTAGTAGGAATATAGTCTTCTAACATAACAGCTATCCTTTGTTAAATTGGTGCGGGCGATGGGACTCGAACCCACACTCCGAAGAACAAAATTTTAAGTCTTGCGCGTATAACCATTTCGCCACGCCCGCATTGTTATTATTTAATAAGTGTACTGCCTAACGCAGTAAGATGCAACATGCTCATTTTGCGTATTTAACACTATATATTCCTGGAGATATTGCATATACTGGTACGAAATCATTTCGAAGAGTACGTTGTAGTATTTGTTTTTTATGTTTCATCACGTTCTCTTCCTAAGTAACTGTAGGGTCATATTGGCGGATAGAGAGGGAGTCGAACCCTCACGACACTTAAAGTCCTAACTGCTTTCAAGGCAGCGGCCACCGCCCATTGGCTTGTCTATCCATGTTATTCGTATTTAGATTGCCATTTATCAAGTTTCTTATCAAACATTGTCTTAGTCTCTTCATCAGTAAATTGCATTACTGAGATAACAGACATAGCACAGTTAATCACATCACAGGCTTCTTCTAAGATAGCTTCTCTACTCGGATTAGCAGAGCTACTCGCATTACTTGCGCCGTCATATCCTAGAAACGCTTGTGCTAGTTCACCAGATTCTTCTGATACCTTAAGAATTTTACGGTACAAAAGTTTATCAGACTCAAAAGCTGAGAGTTTATCTACTCGTTCAAAGTCAATATATTTAGATGGCATTTTATATCCTAAGTTATATAAGGTAATTGGTCGTAGGGGAAATACGGTAATGAGCCGAATACCTATAGGATTAATGGCCCCCCTACTAGTAACGCCAGATAATTAGTCCGCCGTTACTGTTCTAATACACCGCTCCAGTATAGATAGTCTATCCAAGAAGCGTGAAGTTTTTCTTTTGGAGGACTAGCTCGTGCTAGATCTCTAACAGAAGGTACTTTAGGTGTTCTCACAGGTTTCATGTGAGTAGATGAACCTTTACGAGTATTACAAGGAACACAACATGCTACAATGTTTTCATACGAAGTTGGACCGCCATTAGCGCGAGGAACAACATGGTCAAAAGTTAGATCTCTTGGCAAGTGAACATCACCACAATACTGACAAGTAAAGTTATCTCGTCTGAAAATGTTTACTCTATTGAATACAACATTCTGTGGTCGTTTTACGTATTTCTTTAAAGCAATAACCGAAGGCGGCTGGTACTCAAAAGACGGAGAACGTAGCGTAACATCATAGTGCTCTAGTGGTGTAATTCTTCCTTTTAAGAAGTTTCGTAAAGTTCTTTCAAAACCCCAAGTAGATAGCGGAAACACACTAATAGGACTGTAATCAGCATTTAAAACAAGTGCCGGATATTTAATATTTGACACGGTTTAATCTCCCTAGTTGTTAGTGTGTCCTTTATTTCTTAATTTAAGATAACATATAATTAGATGATATGCAAGAACTTTTAAAAACAAAAAAGCCGCTCTAGTAGGAGCGGCTTTTGGTATATTATGCTTTTGCTCTATGTTTAGAGCATACCAAAAGCCTGCAAGTCATTAGAATCCGCTTCATCAGCCGACACCGCGCTAAAAGAAGCGACGCTATTCTGTAGATGCTGGAGGGACTTCTGAATGTTCATTGTATAATCTTTCTTTGAATATGGTTGCAGGAGAGAGGGTTTAACTCACAATAAGTTTCACAACTTATCTAGCTTAAGGCTATCCTGCAATAAAGTTTGGTTGCGTGGGTAGGATTCGAACCTACGATTTCTGAGTTATGAGCCCAGTGGGGACGACCGCTCCCCTACCTCGCAATATAATATAGACTAAACTGTATAATGTAGAAACACTTATAACTACTTTACTTCCTAGCTTCTTCACAAGGCAAGAAGGGGGTAAATATCATATCACTTGGGTGAAGTAAGCAACATAATAACAATTATACAGATTAGTGCATATTATCTCTTAAATTAGTAAACATTAGCTTAGTTAATGATAATAACTAAATTGCCCGCACTTCTCATACGACTAATGATTAAATATACTGCTTAGCTCTAAAGACTAATATTACGTTTCTCATTCATAGGGCTATGTGAGTCATCGTCAGCATATTATCTTGGTACCTTGTCCAGGATTCGAACCTAGAACATTGAACTCGCGCCCATACCCATATCAAAAGGGTCCACAAGGTATATTGGTATTCTATGTATCATTAAAATAATTATAGTTAGTGGGCACAGCATACCACCATTAGCCAGCGGGTAACGCAACTGACACGGATTGTGTTTTGCTAGTATCACTTTAGCACCCAGTGTTATCTCTGGTCGTGTTAGCTTTATCTAACATCAAAGTTTTTTTGTAGATTGGCTGAGATTACACCATCGAGTGAGAGCCTTAGAACCGTACCGTATCCGTTGCTATGGAGCGTTAATTCGTATCCACTAAGTGCCGAAGCTATCCTAGTATCTCTCAGTGCTGCCTTTTTTGAGGAGAGGCGGTTCTCCTGTCGCATATTGCTACTCGTCTTTCAATCTTCCGTCTACCTTCGTCGGGCAGTTCATAGTCGCTAAACTATTACGTCTTCTTTCCGAACAATCAATCCTGCCTTGCGAGCTATCATGAGCCTTATTGTCTTTCGACTAAGGCATTAAGCACTTTTAACAATATACCGGAACAGTCTTTCGCTTTTTTCATAAAAACTAAGAGACTCGAACTCTTAACTTCTGATGTGGGATCAGACGTCCTAACCATTGGACTAAGTTAATCTACTAAGATGTGCTGTTCCAGTTGCTTCATACCTTGTTAGATACAAAATGCAACACACCTCCTGTTTTTCTCCTTGCGGGATACTCAACCACACTTCACGACTTTGGCTCGTTAAAGCCCTCACCGTTTGTGTTATTACGTCGCCTTTCTACGCGAATAGTCAGACTATAACGTAATCTCCTATTAGTATTTAGTAATCGTTAAGTTGGAATTACGTAGTTACAGCTCCCACCGTATTCGTCCTCACCGTTGGCCTGGACTTATCCTTTCGGACTATATACTTAACTTCTTACCTAGCTCCATTAATGAAGCGTTGCACTTCATGCATACACGGTTACAACTAACTTAGGGTTTTATAGATAGGCTACTACTAGAGTAGTGAGGTTATGTAGAAATCACCTCTTTGCATATATTGCTATATGGTATCCTTAATGACGCTATACCGCCAATTCTTATTATCTTAATATAAACCAAAATCAAGCATAGAGCAAGATTAAAATTAATTTTTTTTAGTAGCTTGCCTCACGGTATTGCAAGCTGTGTTTGCTATTAAACGACGTCATCCCCCAACGCTGAGTGAGTTACTGAACAGTAAGCAAATTATAAGAACTTCACTATATAAGGAATACATAATTAGTACGTAGATAATACGTCAAGAAGTTCTTATATCTCATAATATCAATAATTTAAGCAATTAGCAAGTTTAAAACAGATTTTTTATCTAGTATGCTATCAAGTAATTAAGGATATAGTTACTTGGTAACATACTACTATTGTTGTTAAGATCATTCTCAAGTAGCTAACCTAGAGAATGCTTATTTGAGCTTTCAATCTCTTATCACAGAAAGCAGATAACCGACAAGGTTTATTAAGAGTGATAAAGAGCTTGTCAATTCTTTGGTCATTAAGGCGGACCTTTATTCTCCCAACAATAGTAATATATTCTTAATATATCTGATTCGCAAGCAATATGCAAACTAAAAGATACATTTTAAAGTATTCTACGTAACACAAAAGCATTATTTAGTATCTGTTGCGTAGTTTTTGCTAGAACACCTTTACGCCAGACAGCTTTTGGTCCTAGAGATTGAGATATATATAACGCAAATAACCGTCCTCGTTCGTAAGGTATACCAATATTCATATCATAAGCAAAAGGCTTGCCTGCACGATAATCAGTGTACCCATGATAAAACTCACGAGAGTTTGCTAATTTTATAACTAACTCGTAAAGAGTTATATAGCTGGGATGATTACTACTTTTTTTGCCTGTACGCATTGTATAATCCTTTTAAATTCCGTCTATAAATTATATTACAACAAAATTAAGGAATAGGCAAGTTAAAAGAAGATTTATTATCATAGTTAAGTATTAATTAGTTTGCTATCTACTCCATAGCTTTCCGATACTCTCTCCTTATGAGTATGACCTCGGAACACGGTGCTAGCATAGACCTGAGAAGTTACCTTCTCTTCATATTTAACGACCCTCAGGTTGATACAGGGTCTTCTGTATGGTATCAGCGAGGGAATTGAACCCTGCTTAATTAGTTGGCTAGCTGTTCCCTAGCCTGATACTTCTTGAACCTTACGTTCGGGCCATATCTAGCGCGGCTCAGAGTCCTACAGAGTAACCTGTATTTTATGTTTATAGACCCTGGACCGTATGCAGGGTCTTCTGTAATGTCTGTCACTCTCCAGACTGTCACCTTTGTAGTTATTATTGCACATAGGTTTCAAGGTCATTGTGCAGGTTTTTTATTTATCTAAAAAGCAATCTATTGCTTTTGCCTTGTATACATCTTTAGTACTAATAAATAAACAGTGCCTATTAAGTTCTTTGTTTATTTTAATCTTATCTTTCTTAAAGTTAGGCTAGAATTAGCTAAGAGAACTAATACAGGGGAGCTACCCTTTTCGCCTTCTCATTTGTTTTTACTGGTTGAGTTACCAGCTAGGGAGCGGGCGATGGGAATCGAACCCACGACATTTTCGTTGGCAACGAAATGCTCTACCTCTGAGCTACGCCCGCATTATTACTATACAATCTGCTGCTTTAAGATGTTATCATTAGCATCTAGAAGTGTAATTACTCGTTTGTCAAACACTTGTGTCCCAACTTTGAGAGCAAAATGTTCCTCTGCTTCCTCTAAGCTGTCAACTATTGTAGAAGCTGTGCTACCGCCTTCAACAGAGGGAGCTTTGTCTACATATTCGTGTTTAACTTTGAACATATAATAATAATATACCTCATATTTTAGCGGTTTAGCAAATTAAAAATGTAATTTTTTAGGTGTAAGGTCTAAAAAGTATTGTTGTTATATATAATAAGTTGGTGTACTTTAACTCTAGTATCTCTACTTTTAATATTCAAGGCAGTGCATACTCTAGCTGCTTTTAAAAAATTAGTATAAAAGCTATGACTGTGAGCTACAATTAAGTTTACATCAACATTATGCTCAGAATTATAACGATACGAAGTAAACTGATTCGTAGGATAAGACCAAGTGTCTTGTACAGCAAACTTAGATTCGTTTTCATAACCTAATGCTTGTAAACGGTTACTAACATTAAAAATATACCAAGGCTTAAGACAAAGATAGTCATAATCAGAGTCTCTACTAATAGCACAAGGCACAGTCCTACTACCAACAAGAACTGGTTTACTGAGAAAACTCGGAATGTTATGCTTCATCAATGTACCCAATAATCATAGAAGGTGTAATAGCGGGTAAGGGAGATCCCTTCCATGCTGCTCTCTCTCTATCATCAGGACTCATACCAGTAACATCATACAGAGTCTTTCTTACAATCACAGGCCCATTGTGTTTTCGTACTAGTACGAAATCAGTAGATACTCTCCACCAAAATAGCTTGTTATTGTGATTGATTGTTCTCCAACCTTTCATTATCTTCTTTCTTATTTGTTTATAATTATCGTCGCTCATCAGGGTCTGGCAAGTCATTTCTCCAGTGTGATGTTGAGCGCGTAAGTGATGAAGATGCCCCTTGAGGCCATTTTGATATAGGTATATCTGTTAGCTGTTTACAACAAGGACATTTGAAGGAAACCGAAGCATCACGACTACCCCCAAGAATCACCACTGATCCCATCAAGATAACGCATGTCAGAACGCTCAACCTCAAGAAGAGCCTTACAACCGTTTCCACCATTACCATTACCTGAGCAACGGTATTGCATTTTTTCGCCGTACTCAATAATCTTCATAGACTATCTCCTATATTACAATTAAATATAGCATAAGAAACAGCATCAAGCAAGATAAAGCATTCTATATTTCGTAGACAATGGGTATAAAATTTGTAGATTCTGCCTCGATAATCTCAGAGATAATTGACCAATCTCCACCGCCTAAAGACGATCCGATCTTAGACATAGCAACACGGCTATCAATAGAGAAGTTATTATTAATAAGCTTCATACATAATCGAACAGCTTCGTAGCTTACATATTGTTCACCGCTTCGGCCATACCGTTCTTGGGTGATACAGTTAAGGATAGTCTTATCATCATAAAACACAGGTATAACTTCACCTGTACCTAAGCCTGCAATCTTGTATCGTTCATTGTACTCTTTATATGCTCTAGGCCACTTTGCTCTAATAGCTTTAGCTACTCCTGAACCCATAACTCCTTGAGCATTACACCCGTGAGCGATAAAACGCTCACGGGCGGTAGTTAGATCTGAATTTACGTAACGTATCTTCATGGTTTTAGTAACCATCCTTGGTTAAAAGGTTTAATATCACTGATATAAGTATCTGTGATTTCGATTGTGCTCAGCTCGTTCAGACAAATAAACGTAGTACCTAATTGTGTGCTAAATACGCTATAATGCCAGTGACCAAAAACCCAAATCTTAGGCTTATGAATAGCAAACATAGAATCAAAAGCCTGCCTAGTTCTAGAAGGCCATTGCTCTTTAGCATACCAATTAAAAAGGTGCCCAACCACACTTTCTGGGCATTCATGAGTAACCATAATTTCAGGTTTTACCTTCTCATATACATCAATTAGGTTAAAAAGTTCATCATAAGAAAGCTCTTCATCTTCCCAATAATCCCAAGCAGCAGTACGCATGTTAGCATCAATAGAAAGTGCCCCGCCGATATGCATAGTATTACCTACTACAGTACCGTCAGCAATATACGAGTTCATAGACTTGCAAACAGCTGGATTATCGTGATTACCACGAATAAACTTATGATTAGCTCCTTGAGCTACCTCAAGCATATCAACACGTGCTTGTTCTAAAGGATCTTCATCCCAGCGACCAAAGCCGACACCCATATCCCCTATCTGAACACTCTCAGGTAGGGTACTAAGTAGGTGTTTGTAAGCACTGAAATTACCGTGAACGTCTCCAATATAGTGCATAATACATCTTTCTTATGTAATAACCTCTGCATATACAGGGTCTGAGAAGTAATGTAAGCTTACTTTTTCAATATACCTAATAGAAAAGTACTCAGAGGTTAGGCCAAACTCGTATAGCAGATCTTGAATACACGACATTAGGCAAGTATCTTTTTCTAAATCTTCGTCAGTCATTGTAGGCTCCTCTAAAGCTTCTTGTGGTAGTATTAGCATAAGCTCTTTTCTAGCAATATGACAGTGCTTTAAAGTAAGCTGGTCTACAGAATTCATTAAGTCTTGTTCTTTTATTGTATTAAAGAACGTGAAAATAGAATAAGCATTTGTTCTATCTTTATAAGTTTTGTGTACGGTACAATTTGCGTCACCATCATTCTCCCACGAATCTACGGTAAGACGATAGCCTGCTTCTTGGATTAGTTCTTGCATAATATTTCCTTTATATGTTAATTTAATATAACACTGTTTGACAATATTAGCAATATAAAACAGAAATAGAGAGGAGCGTTAGCCCCTCTCTATAGCGTTTAGTATCTTTCTACAGGCTCGTTAGTAAACTCAATCTCTTGAACCTCTGCGCGCGCGCGAACAGTCTCAAAGTTATCATCTACTAGCAGCTTACCGTTTCTATATACGACTCGCATAACATTTTTGCCTTTTTCGTCAGCAATATGCTTAGGTACAGTCTTAAAGCTACAGCTACCAATACCGCAAGTATAGATAAGGCCAAGGCGTCCTTCTTTAGACTTTTTACCTGGATCAGTAACAGGGTCTTTAGAGAAACCTACCCAGTCACCTTCTCCTACACGGATTGCAGAAGCTTTCATTGCATATTTCAAGGTGTCACGATTAACATTTTGAAGTAGACCACCGCCCATACCAAAAGCAATGTTTTCAAGACTAAAACCAGCACTTATGATATTGGCAATAAGAATAGGAAGTGATTTCTTATCTAGACCATCCCCCTGAATTACTTTAACAATAGGGCTTCCATCGCTCTTACGTACTGCAAGTACCTTATACCCTTTGCTATTTACAGTATAGCCAAACTTTTCAGCTAACATTTCAAGTACTTTGATAGGCATAGTAAGTGGATCACCTGAGTCAGGGCGTACAACTAGGGTACCCCCAGAAGCAATTACCTTATCTTTTAGTTGAGTTCCCCAGATATTTGAAGTTGCGTTGTAAATATCAAAACTATCAGAAACGCAAGCATAGATAGAACCTGGCTCACTAAACTGATCAATCATATTTTCAAAAGCAGCAGCTTCATTAGCACGGCCCCAAGAAGTGATAGCACTATGCTCAGAGGCAGGAACAGTCCTACCGACTGGTGGAGCATCTGCACTCGTAATATCAGCATTATAGAAGCTATACGCTCCGATAAGTCCTTCAACAGTATCTGTTCCCCAGAAGTTAACAAGGTGTGACATACCACCTAATACAGCTGTTTCTGAAGAAGAAGCGCCCCGAGCACCAAAGTCATGCAGCGAGAACTTTACTACTACATCACGTAGAACATCTATAGGAATATCAGAGGTTGCATACAGACCTTTTAACAACATAACTTTGTATTCTCTTGACTCACTAGCAACGGTAGAAGGATACCATACACCTCGTAGAAGCGCGGTTTCAACATACGAGGTCAACCATGCTAGACGATCATCAGTAGCAGTAACCTGTACCTGTACGTTGCGTGTCTCCATATAAGTACCTTCTGGTACTGCCTCAATCTCAAGAGGTAGAAAGCCGCCATACTCGTTTACAATAGTCATCCAACCTTCTTCATTGAAGGGTGCGCCATAAATCGCAAATACAGCTTTTGCAAACTTAACATCGCTTACTGTAATAGGTACTAGTAGATACTCTTTAATAAAGGCTTGTGGGCCGAAGAAGACACTTTTTGCTGCTCCGCCACGGGACTCAATATAAGAACTGATTCCCGTAGTGTTAGTAGGTGTTTGTACCCATTGGGAAGGCTTATAGCCATCAACTCGTAGGATAGCGGTTAGTACTGATAGAATATTTTTCATTGCAAAAACTCCTTTTGCTGTTCTGTTCGACGGTCTATCCGTCTAAAGTTATTACTGTTACGTGGTAGTATTTTGGTAATGTTTTAGTAAAGACTTTAATAAAAGCATCAACCTTAGCTTCTGTAGTGTCATAGGTTTTATAATCCATAATACCCCACCAGCCTGGCTTGTACTTATATGTTATTACTCTACGTTTCATGCATCACCTGCGATATTAAGAAAGTAGTCAATAATGTGATAGTGATCTTCAAACATATCCTGTGAACGAATACGCTCGAAAGGAACCCATTTAGCTTTTTCTGCATCATCTGAACCTTTAACTTTAGGGAAATCAAACTTATCAGATAGTTGAAAGTGAAAAGCAGTAGTAATTGTTCGACCGCGAGTAGAGCGGTTAGGTTCATCAAAGACTTGCTTGCCTTTGATTGAGCTTTCTAAGATAGTCTGAGATACTTTAATTTTAGTTTCTTCTCGAAGCTCACGAAGTGCTCCGTCTTTTGTAGTTTCTTTAGGGTTTAGAAACCCTCCAGGAAGCGCCCACAACCCTATGCCAGGAGCAGCTTTACGTTTAACAAGAAGAACATGACCAGACTGAACAACAAGAGCATCTACTGTATGAAAAGTAGGCTCATAAGGTGCAACAGACCAAGCTTCTTTGTAGGTTTGGATAAGCGCATACTCTTTAGATAGTTGTACAAATTCTGGTTTCACAACTAGTTTATCTAGTATTGATATCATCCTACTGGATAGAGTTTTACCATTACATAACAGCTCGTTATTATAAAGTTCCCATTCAAGAACAATACTAAATAACTCAACTCTAAGATCTGTCGCGTTGAGTTTTTCATGTCCCGGAACATTAATAGAATCCCAATCACGAAAGATGTTTAAATAGTAGGATGTTTCATCTTTTGCATAGCCAATAAGAGCAATAGAGTCTGTAGGCTTAGTATGCTTAGCTACTTGCTTGCGAACAGCATTAACCCATTTATTATCGTCGTAAGGATAGTCCGCAATAGGCACGACTTTTAACCGTGGTTCATCACAAAACACGGTTTCAAGCATATGCTTGCGTTCTTCAAATGTAAAGGGGTTTCGCGTCGTGCGGGAAGCAAAGCTAGAGCCAACGGCTACAATAACTTGTTTACCCTTTTCTAAAGCTGCGCGAATAACAGCTTCGTGTCCCAAATGTAAAGGCTGGAACCTGCCAATAAATACTACAGTGTCGTGCATGTGCTAAAAACTCCTTTTAGCGGTTAATATAAGTTTCTATCAACTTATATTTAAAGTATATATTAAAAATTAGCGATTAGCAAGATTATTTAGTATATTAATAACCCCACAACACCCATTATTAGTATTATAAGCGCTATAAATAATAGCTTATTTTGACTTTTTTGTTTCTTACTTTTAGTCATATAAATATTATAAAGGTTAACAACTTTTTCTTCTGATGCTGCACCAAAGTTAATATGCTGTTTTCTACAAGAATGCTCAATTATCCAGAATTTTGTATAGCATAGTGGTACAGGTTTTTTATTGCAATGAATACAAGGGATTATGCTATCTACCATAGAATTTAGTATACCCCTCATTCCAATTAGTATCAAAATAGTACCAAGCAGCGTTATCTTTACCACTATGAGGGCTATCTTCTATCCATTTTACTCTACCTATAGATACGATTTTTTCGCAACGCACTAAATAAGGAGTAGCTTGAACAGTATGTGCCCAGTCTGCATCAAATAGCAACCACGTAGGAGCTAAAGAAGTAAAATGAGTAATTAGGTTATGGAGTAGGTAATCATCTTTTTTACCTCTACTCCACGGAGGGTTTGTGATTATGAAGTCAGCGCCGTACACATGCTCAGAGGTAAGCTGTAACGCATCATATTCTCTAACTTCATCTGCTTGTGGATCAATATCATAAGCCTCATAACACTCACTGAGAGGTGCTAGAGTTTCTATATGGTTGACAAGTCTAAAATCACCTGCACAAGGCTCTATAAAAGTAAAAGATTCAGGAAGATAAGGTATAAGAGGTGCTACCGCTTTAAGAGGTGTTGGATAAAAATCTTTACCAACCCTCTCGAAATCGCTACGTTTCCCCATAATGTCGCCTAACTAAATCTTCTAACCATAGTTGAGATTCTACAGCTACATCAAATTGCTCAGAAGTATCTGAGAGCATTATACACATCCAAACATCTTCTAATGTAAACTCGTCGAAAAAGGCCATACCAATAGTAGAAGCTATAGACTCATAATCAGAGATTGGAAAGTTACTTGAATCATATTCGTGATTTTTACTCATGTAAATCCTTTATAGTTTAGAATACTATATAAACATCTAGTAATCTAAACTGCTATTTGGAACCCCCGGCAGGACTCGAACCTAAGTTTAGCTATCTGTGCACAGATTTGCTAAGTTTGCTGCGACACACCGTGTTCACTAAGATCTTGTGTACATTCTTGTTAACTTTCCTGTACATAATAACTAAGCTACTAAAGGCTGCTCTACCATCTGAGCTACGGGAGTATTGGTGCTCTAGACAGGAGTCGAACCTGCACCTACTATCTTCGGACAATTTTTGAGACTGCTGCGTCTACCATTCCGCCACTAGAGCTTATTGTAATAAGGGCTTTAATTGTTATAATAACTTGCTAAGCCTAGCAATTATTGAATCTCCGTGACACCTAGCAGGCTTACAAAAACAAACTAAATCTTTACCTTTAAGAGCGGTTAGGTCTAACGTAGGAAGGACATGTTTCTCAAAAAGATCGCACACATCATCTCTATCACCATCTTTACCTATCACGTAAGGATTTCCATAAGGTGAACCTCTACCAATATAAACAGCATTGGTAGGTGCTGTATTGTGATACTTATTATGAACGTAGTTCATTTATTAGTTAAGACACTGCAAACCGACAGGACCAGACTCTGCAAAAACTGCTACACACGTGACCTCAGGTTGTGCAGCTAGTTGGCACTCATACACACGTAGATCATAGCCGCGAGCTTCAACTTTATATCCAGTACTTTCCTGCGTAGGTAGATCACGAACGCTACTACCAAATAGTGCGTAAGCTGTATCAGTAGGATATGACATAAACACAAGAGTTAGTGCTGTAAGACCGAGTGCGAACATAGATTTTTTCATTGGTTTTCCTGTTTGATATGTTACTATATAGCGGCAACCATATAGTTGTATTTAGATATTAGGAGTCGTATAGATATTAATGGTGCCCCCACTAGGATTTGAACCCAGGACTTCCTCATTACAAGTGAGGTGCTCTGGCCGGACTGAGCTATAAGGGCGAATGGGTGATGCTTTTTGCTACGTTATTCCGTTTCATAGCTGAGCTTTTAAAGGCAACTAACTCTCAAGGTTCGCTAATTAGGCGTTGATCAACTCGGAACCCCGATCTCTGAATTAGTTAGGTGGTAAGTCTATCCTTCTTAAGGACCACAAGGGAAGTGTGGCGGCTGCTGCGTCGAATCAACAACCTATTTCTTACACTTTACTATAGCGTATACCTATCTTATTAAATTGGCCCAATGTTTAGACTGCCCTTAGTGGGTCTAGTACAAGCTCTAATAGCCTTCACTAGTGCATTTTGCCAATATTATTAGTGTGGGTTAGTAGATGGGGCATGATTTAACATGAAGTTAGCAAGTCGCAACCGACTAACTAGGAGGCCCAATTCCGCATTTAACGACATATCCCACCCACGGGTCCATGCTACTATATAGTTTATTATTGGCAAAGGTGGAGGGAATCGAACCCCCGACACGCGGGTTTGGAATCCGCTGCTCTACCACTGAGCTACACCAATATTGGAGCGGGCATGGAGAATCGAACTCCTTACTCACAGCTTGGAAGGCTGCTGAAGATACCAATCTCCACGAAGTTATGCGCGCAATCTAACTAAAGGAGATCAAACCCTCTAGCAGGTAGATATCGCATAGTCGCATCTACGAGTTAGATCAAACTCTCAGCAATGACCATTGGGGATATTCTACAATTTAAAGCTGATAGCCGCTGCCTATCGTGCATTACTTGATCTTTACGATCTGGCCATGCGGCGCTACGCGGTCTGCTTCTGATATTTATAGAGCGAGGCATTTCAATCGCGCTCTGCTAGTAATGCTATGGGGGAAGTATCCGTCATGATTATTTCACACGCTGCCGATGTTTATCCTCCCCCTCCTTAGTTTTATGTAAGTACCCAAGCCTTAATCTCAGCTGAGGTATCTACATCAAACTCTACTTTTGGTCTATATTTCTTAACCATTGAGATAACTCGTGGTAAGATGATATAAGTAAAAGTATATTCTTTGTCGTGTTTTCGCGATGTCTCTACAGAACTATATGGTTTACCTGCTAGATATGCTCTAGCTAGAAACGTAGCTCTGTTTTCATTTCTAACATTATAACGTCTATGCTTATTTAACGAGTAGTAGCTTCTATAGCTATGATCGTTAAAATAGTCATACTCAGAGTTATGAGCCTGACTAACATGATGCTCTATATTAGAGCGTAGCTGTTTAAGCAATTTACGTTCTTCAAAACGGATTACTTTAGCTTCTAGGCTAAGATGTTTAGATTTAATTTTTAGTTTAAGTGACATTTGTTTTTTTCCTTAATATATGTTAAACAGTAGATATAGTTAGACTGTTATATATATTAAGGTGGCGCGTATACTCACAACATAAGTAAGTTCTCCTTGGTTAAAAATTGGTGCCTGTAGAGGGTGTCGAACCCACTTACGTCAGTTTTGAAGGCTGCTGCATTGCCACAATGCTATACAGGCGTTTTATAAATCAGGGTCATTTTTCATAGAACGATGAAAAGGTATGCTGAACTGACCCTTTAATTGGTCTCGATAGTAGGATTCGAACCTACGACCCTCTGCTCCCAAAGCAGATGCGCTGCCAGACTACGCTATACCGAGTTATTTAAAGGAGTGCTGCCTATTGAAAGGAAACGTACACAGGAGGTGTTGGGTGCGGAGACACCCAGACAGCACTCTTTAAAATAACCTTAGTTGGTACGGATGAGAGGACTCGAACCTCCACGCCCGAAGGCGCCAGAACCTAAATCTGGTGCGTCTACCATTCCGCCACATCCGCATAGTTCTCTTAATTGTCTTTCTATAATTTAATATAACGCAAAAATAACCGTCATGCAAGAACAATTTTAAAAACTTTTAGTAGGTAGTGTTAATTAATATCAGTGTAGCCCAATGCTTTAGCTGTTGCTACGCCTAGCTCTCTATCTTGTGCTACGGCTGCTCGTAAGGTTCTCAATCGTGTTGTAGATTGAATATTCTCATAGGTACCTAAACCTACATAGTATTCTAGGGCTGCTAAGATTTCTTCTACTTTAATCATTATCTACAAATTCTGCCACTGTAATTAGACTTAGGCACATACATATGCCGATTAGTTCAAAAGTGAAAGCATTACAAAATGCAAACACTAGACAAGCAATTAAGCTAGTTAAAAATAAATACTTAACCATTAAGCAAATCAGGAAACAGATCCTGCCAATAGTAAATACGTTTGATATTTGGGTCACTATGCTGTTTATTATATTTTTGTGTAAACAAGTAGCAGTTCAATCCAAGCTCTACACCTGTCTTAGCGTTAGAGAAAGTATCTTCGAGCCATACACAACCAGAGTCTTTATATACGCTAAGTGCATCACGCTTATCTTCGGAATCAGAAGTTAAGATTATATCCTTAAATACGTTTTTTCCAAAAACAGCTTCTAAGTTCATAGTTCTTAGCATCTTGCAATAAGGCTGTGTACCCATAGCTGAAATAGCTACAAATTCATAACCTTCTTCTACGAGAGTAGCTACACCAGAGCGAGCATCCCGCATAGGTGTTAGATCACTTACCCAGCCAGATGAATTAAACTGTCTTACTAGGTTATTTGCTTGCTCTTGTGATACATCATAGTAATGTTCGTGAATTAAGTAGTCTAAAGAATGAACCCTATTAAAGTTATTGTAAGCCATCCATTCATGAAAACGGGCTTCCCACTTAAGAAGCACTCCATCAACGTCAGTCAAAATTGTTCTAGGTAGCATTAGCTTTCCTTATATTTACTTATTATTTCTAGACAGTCGTAATTATCTAACACTCCACACTCGTGGTATACTTCTAAGAAATGGTTACAGTTAGGACACTGAATACAATTATCTTTATCAGTATCGCTCACAAACCATTCGTATCTTGAAGTTAGCATATGGTTACAGTATAAACAATTCATTTTTATTAATCTTTATGGTGAGAAGTGGGGGATTCGAACCCTTACTGTTATATCACATTTACAAAAGTTACAGCTGATATTTGTAAATGCCGCGCATGTTACAGTTCCGACCTCCTGATATCGCGTACCAGGTACTCTACCTCTGAGCTAACTCCCCGAAAATCTTAAAAAGTATTTTGTGTTCTCCAAATAAGCACAGCTTGTTCAAGAAATGTACGAGCCTCAGCTAAGGTCATCCAACCAGCAGAGAAAGGTAAATCGCTGTAAGACTGAGTATAGTACCAGCCACTATCTAGAGGATCACCTGTTGCTGTATCTGCAATGCTTAGAGACCACGCTGATCCTCGTGCTCTAAAGTAAAAAGGCAACCCATCTACTGTACCTTCAATTTGTACAGGACAGAACCCACCTTCTGAAATGATCTTAATAGTCATATTACGAAACTTTTTTCTCAAAGTAATCATGTACAAACAATAAGACAATAATAAAAAATATAAAGGGCCAAAGCAACGCAGCAACGAAAGCTGCAAAAAAGTCAGGCTCTCCAGTACAAATACGCCCGTCAACTCTTTCCATCATGGTTGCTCCCAAAATAAAAGCAATAACAAACCCTAGTGAATATATAATCATATCTTGTCCTTTAGTGGCAGGAGTGGAAGGAATCGAACCCTCGTCATAAGTTTTGGAGACCCATGTTCTACCATTGAACTACACTCCCTTAGTGATTAAAAGTCTACACTAAAACCGGCTGCATACTGTGGAACCTCTGTCACGGTATTATAGGAAACAGTAGTCCACAAGTCAGCAGTATCTGCTACTGCATAGCTATAACCTACGCCTACAAAGTTTACAGTCTGTGCTTCACTGCCTGATACATAAGCATCAAAGCCTGCGTAACCAACACCTAGCTCATAAGCAGATTGAGTGTCATAAGTAACAGCAGCAAATACATCAACTACATTTACAGAACCTTCGGCAGAAACGCCGTAGATAGTAGTGTTAGTGACATTGTTATAATCTACTGCTACAGCCGCACTTACGGAGTAAGGTAGGTTAAAGGTAGCAGCTACCTGTACATTCTGAATATCAGTATTTACTGCGCTGTTTTGAAAGCCGACCATAGCAGCATAATTTGCATATCCTAGAGTAAGCTGAGTATCAGCAAGTGCAGGGTTTGCAAGGCTAGTCATAGTAACAGGATTACCGTTTACTGAGCGCATATGGGAAGTAACAATAAAAATATCATTCCAGTCACCATAAGTAGCGGCGAATAGGCCACTTTCGACACCAACGTAGAAGCCGTCTACAGCTTCTGTAGCAATATTAAAACGTAGTCCGCCAGTAGCAGAAAGTTGACCAGAAAGAGGTACGTCAACCTCGGCAGTAGCTACACCAGCGATTGTGGCGTCAACAGTATTACTTCCTTGTGCAAAAGCATCAACAGAAAAGTTAGCACCTTGTGCAAGACTTGCCGTAGCTAGTGTAAAAATAGCTGCGGTTGAGAGTAGAATAGATTTCATTAATTTATATTTCCTTTGTAAGTAGTAAGCTAAAGAAGCATTACTAGTATTTTATTTAACCGTACCGACTATATAAGTCTGATAGTTTTCTTAGTGGTCTGTTTGGGTCATTTAGTTTATCAAAAAGTCTACTACATGCTTTTTTACAAAAAGGTAGGTTAGTTCTAGTAAAAAACAGAGGACCAAATACCGCGATATATGAGTCTACATATCGTTCTGCTCTACAGCGTTTCCACTGGTTCAGTTCTATACCTAACTCTATATTTTTGGTACTAACAGCAATCTTCATAATACATCACTTTATAAATTGCCAGTTGCTACACCTGGCGTTACTCTTACGTGGTAACAGCTTGAGAAATTGACGATGTGATATGTCGGACTTTACTGGGTAGCCGAAACCACAAACTAAGTACACATGTTCACACCACACTTACTTAGCGCAATAGCTAGATTTCATCCCTAGCTAATTCTTTAATCGCGATCAATACTGACTTTTAGCTCAGCTCGCCAATCGTCACTAGCAAAAGAGTCTACAATAGTAGTAGCGAAGTCTTGCGTCCTTGCTTCCATAGCTTTTGCAACAGCTTCTTTAATCTGTACACTAGATGTTACTAGATATTCTCTAACAGCTTCTTCAACTGCTCGCCGTAATTGATTTTCGACCATAGTTTCAAAAACAGTTTTTTCTTGTTTGCCACCATTGTAGGTACGTTCTTTATGGTTCATTACCGACTCGATAATAGAACCTAGAACATCACCGCCAAGTGCTTCTGCTATTTTTGCTTGAGCAACTGTTTTAATTGCTTCTGCTAACGCTTTATCTGTATCACTCATATTTTATCCATTACTGGTTATGTTCATTGTAGGCATCACACCCTACACAAGTATTGCTTCCTACGTCTGCTATATTTACATAGCATTTCTGACATACAGGTGCTTCTGCTAGTACTTTGCTTTTTTCAGCTGAGCGAAGCTGTGCTTCTGGAGTCATACTGTTACGTAACTTTGAAAAATAATTTTTAGTCATAATACAGCCTTTAGATAAGGTTAGCTAGAAGACCTACAACCATTCCGATAGCGGTGCAGACCATAATCATAAATGCCCACACCTCAGGCCAAATACCGTCTCTCGCAGTTAGAGCCTCAAAAGCACCCATTATAATACCTGTAAGAAGCCCAATAATAGCGCCTATAAACATAAATTCCATAGTATATTTCTTTCTTTGGTGTTCCCGGTAGGATTCGAACCTACGGTCTGCCCGTTATGAGCGGGTTGCTTTAGGCCAACTAAGCTACAGGAACATTATCTTTTGCTTTTTTTATTTTATCTTTAATCGCAGCTACTCTTGGGTGCATCCCTCTACCGCCGATTTCATCGCGAGCTATTCTTGCTAATCTATTCATTTCTACAAGCTCTTGTCTTAGCAAAACAATTTCTTCGTCAGTATATAAACCGTTGGGGTAGCCTGTAAACATAGCAATCTCTTTTCTTAGTAAGGGTGTTGACCCTCATTTCTATCATCAGCTTCTTCTTGTGCGTCAGAGTATGTAGCAAATACATCTTCTTCTTCCCCTTTATGGGGGCCGATAACATATGTACGATTATAACCATATTTGAAATAATAAGTAGGATCTTCTTCAAGCTGAGTTTCGAGACTCTGAGCACCTTCTACAACAATATTGGAGTAGCCTACACAAATAATCTCCTCTACAGTCGAGAACTTAGCCATTTCTTCTCTAGACCACGTATAACCATCATCACCCGTCATAGTGAGCATTTCTGGTTTAGCATCTGGATTATGCACAATCAAGAATAGTTTATCGCCCTGACCATACTCACTAATTTCACAAATATCCATAGAGCTATTCCTTGTTTTATATATTACTTATCTCGTTGTATAGTTACTTCCCAACTTAGTATCTCACATTTTAATCCTAAGTCACATTGTGAAGCATCTTTAACAAAAGCTAAAGCTGTAAACCAACATTCAGACTCTACAACATCTCTTTGTTTCCATCCAAGTACTTCATCAGGTTCAAATGTTTTTACCTGAATCATATCAATTGTAGTAGCAAACATAATGTTAAATACTCCGAAAGTTGGTAGTGTGTTTGGTAGCCCTGCCCGGACTTGAACCGGGACGCCCGAAGGCAACAGATTTTAAGTCTGGTACGTCTACCTATTCCGCCACAGGGCCGTGTAATTCTGGTAATCGGCTTTAAAATCGAGCATTTAGGGTACTCAATACCTTTTTATATTATCACTAATTTTATTTTTATTCTTGTACGTACTGGTTTGTGAGTGACAGTTAGGGCATAAAAAACGCATATTATCAATAGTATTATTATAACATTTACCATCAATATGGTCAATCTCTAATAGTAACTTCTTATTATTGTAAATAGCTCCTACACCACACTGTTCACAACTTTTTCCTTTAATAGTATATAAGTACTCTCTAACCCAAGAATTGCTACCAGTAGTTAGAGGTTTTCCTACATACTCATTATTTAAAAAGTTTTGTATTAATAATATACGCTCATATGCCTTTTGGCACTTATTACTACAGTAAGTATTTATGTCTTTAATAACTGCCATACAGTAAATACATTTATTACTTTTTTTAATAGTAATCTTATGTACAGTACTACAAGGCTTGTTAGGTACTTTTGTATATATATTAAGTTCTGTAATAAAATCTGACCAATTACCCCAATTTGCGTATATTCTATCTTTGCTACAACCAGCTGAATCAATAGTCCACCCTTTTGCTGCCGGATAACAGTCATATTTACTTATATAGATTTTAGCTAATTCTATACATTTTTTCTTACTTATATTATTCATAAATTGGTACTCCCTGGAGGAATCGAACCCCGGACCGTCCTTCCACCGTTAAGGTCTCGCTTAGAAGGCGAGGGGTGGGGCAGGAAGCGTTATACTATATAAAAGAATTAACTGTCGCTTCTATCACAATTCTAATCTGGGCACCGCTTATTGCGAAACAGGGAAGCCGCTTATTAGAGTCTTTACCTATTACCTAGAAAGGTGGTGACCCACAATCCCGAGTAATAGAATTTTTCAAAAGTGATAGCAGTTAATTCTTTTATATCGTCTATAATTTAATATAACGTAAAAATAAGCGTTTAGCAATATTAAAGTTATATTGATTGCTACTTAAGGAGAAAAGTGAAGCTCCGAAGAGCTTCACTGAGTTTACCATGCGCGTAGATTTGGTCTGCGGTCAATTAACCGCTGTCTACGTTCTAAATCAACTAGATCGATAGACTTAGAAAGATATTCTTCGACTAGTTGTTCATTTGTCTTAGGCTTAGGTAGATAACTAAAAAGCTTATTAAGGAAGGTCATGTAGTTCTCCCTGATTTACAGCTTCGAGTACCGTTTCAAAATCGTAATTACGGTATTCAACTCTGTGCAAAATTCGTGCTACTTCTACATTTACAGAGCGTTGTCTGCTTTCAGTAATAGCATTAAAAAATGCGCGAATTTTAGTTAGTACATATCCTGAGACATTATAAGTGACGTTTTGTGTTAGTTCCATTGTTATTTTCCTCGTTTTCAATTATGATATTACGAGGACGCGTTTCTTGGGGGACTACTACCTTCAGCTGAACTGCAAGGATTCCATCCTTTAGATTTGCTCCGAGGACTTTAACGTATTCAGACAATCTGAATTCTTTTTTAAAGCCTTTAGTAGAGATACCTCTGTGGATAACTGTTCTACCTTTTGATACATGATTTCCTAAAACAATAAGAGTTCTACTTTTTTCTTCTACAGTAAGCTCGCTCATAGTAAAACCAGCGACTGCAATCTCGATAAAGTAATCTGTCTCATTAGTCTGTACCACATTATGTGGGGGGTAATGATCGTGAGCGTGCTCACTAGTATACCGTAAACTCTCTAGCATTGACTCAAAGCCAATGAAAGAAGCTTTTGGGAATGTTTCTTTCATGTATTATCTCCTTTTAAAAAAGCAAGAGTTACTATAAGCCGGAAAATTCCGCACTCATAATAATAAATTTAACATATATTTAAGCAGTGAGCAAGAATAAACTTAATTTTTTTACTGCAAAGTAACAGGAAGAATTGTTACTTCATTGCCTACATCATCTAACACTTGCCCGATAATCTCTCCATGCTTTCTCCAAGCTTTAACTATCGTAACATGTTTGCAGCTACGGTAGCGAGAGGGACAATTACAACCTCTTGAGTTAATACGATAACTTGCAATCGGGTGAGTATATTCTTCAAATTTTGTAACCTCAATTTCATTTAAAACCTTTCTAACTAGGTATTCTGCCATAGTTCTATCCTTTTAGATTAACACTAAGTTAGAGTTTGTGCAAGAAAAATGTGAAAGTACCTTTAGCTGCTAGTAACAACATCTTTATAGTACAAATAAGATAGAACGGCTTGATCTGCTAGGTAAGGATTTACAAACTGCTCACGTAGAATTTTATAATAGCGTTTAAACTCGATACCATGAGGTTTTGTTTTGATTTTATTATGTTTCATATCATAGAACTGCCAAGCATGAGCTACCTCATGAGCAATAGTTGCTACGACCTTATGCTTATAGTTGTTATAATAAAAGCTACCAATGTCAGCTCTCTTAGCAAACGAGGGGTACTCATGAAACTTATAAACACCTGTAGTTTTGGTTAGATATGTCATTGCTAGGTTAATGCCAGGGCCGTTCTTGTACCAACCACCTATATGAGATCTCCTAGTAGTAGACCAGTCACAGAGTACACTCTCTAAAGTAAAAGCATCGTCATATGTTCTAATATACTTAGACATGCTATATGCAACGGTTCTAGTATACTCATTATATGCAATTTTATCAATAGCAATCATGTGCGTCTCTTTCCTGTTGCTGGGTCTTTAGCGTCCTCGGCAGATATAACTCCATAGTTACCTTTGTTATATAGTAGCCCTACGTGATGTTTCTGAGTTCCTGTATACACTGAATTAGGTTTTTTTGATCCGTTACCTACTGATTCTGAACTATTTACAACTACTGCGTTATGTCTAGGTAGTTTATAAGGCTCTGTAGAAGTACAAGGGGGATTAGCATCGCTAACCCCCATTGATTTTAACCATTTATTATGGTTTTGTGTAGCTTGCAGTAGGCGCTCACTCTTACTTCTTCGGTTTTTCGGCATTTTTAAATGCTACACTCCCAGGAACCTTGATAAAACGCTTATTAGTCTCTGCTTTATTGGGGTTTCCAATAGTTACAGACACCCGCCGACCCTTGCGATGCGCACGTAGCTGATTAATCAGCTGATCGGCTGTACCTACATAATCCAAACGCACTGCATTAGAGATTTTCTTAGCGACGTTAGGACGTTCACCATTTGAACGTACACCTTTAGACTTACCGCCTTTTTTAACACCCATGATAGAAACCTTTTTTAATTTGTTGTATAAACTAATATAACATTGAAATAAGCGATAAGCAACTTGAATTAAAACTAACGCCCTAGTAATATAGCAGAAATAGAAACATCTTTTCGCAGTTCTAGTAAACTCATAATAAAGTGCTCTGGTGGGTATATCTGAGAACAACGCTCACACTCTAATACCGCTGTGGGTTCAATCTTCCCTTTGTGGAACCAAACTTCGTGTTCATAGCTGCATGTAGGGCAGCAACTCATAGCTCTATATGTATTCATAGTTACTTCTTTCCATAAAAAATGAGGGTAATTTCTTACCCCCATTATACTTTATTTTATTATGATTACCAAATATTTAGTTTAAAGCATTACAGTTTTATACTAAAACTATCTATATGCTTTGAGTATTTTATAGTAGTAGTTATCTATATTATGTGCTTTATATATAGAATGAGCCTTATTCATACTGATCTTAGCTCTAAACTTATCCTTACTTTTTTGAAACTTAGTAGAATCTCTAATATGTCCATAAAAATTAATGTATATTTCAGCTCCATGATGTTTTAACCCATAACACCATAAAGGTAGCGTAGTTACATCATCATTACAAGCTACGAATCTGAAATGATTTATTTTTAACTTATCTAGGTTTCTAACAAAATGCTTATCTCCTACTTTTGGTGACCCATAAGTAACTAACATAGTAGGAGCTTTGTGTAAACATAGAATGGTACATATAGCAGCGCCTAGAGAATGCCCTGTGTACATAAATGAGGCAGTAGGGTACTTCTCAATATAGCTATCTAGTATATCTTTTAGGCTATCTGCATGGTATAAAAAAGTGCTATAAACTTTACTATTGTTATGGCTTTGTAACTTCCAAGTTAATAATTGTACTCCAGATCGTAGAAAAGTTCCAGGAGGTACGCCGCTTAGGGCTAAGTAACACTTATTATCTGAAGGATTATACGCTATAAAACCTTTATATAGTTTTTTTTCTATAAAATGTATATCTACGTAACCTTTATGAAATAGTCCTCTTTCTATAACTTTATTTTTAGCATAAGCTAGAGAGCATAACGATACTGCTTCACAAAAGTATTTATTTATCATTTACATATAATCTTTTCACCGCTCATATTTTGTTCTTCTTTAATAAAGCTATAAAAACCTGCAACAGCAATCTCTTTATGTTTAGCTTCAATATCGAAGTCTGCATATTCTAACATAGGTACATGGTTAGCCATAAGTTCTTCGTCCCAAAATACGTTACTATGGGCGTTGACTTTCATCCAATACTCTGAATTATCTGGATGATGTGACTGAGACTTGTGGAATAAAGGTCGTCTACCTTTCCAAGTTTTTACTGCTTCTTTAAAAAAGTCGGAATTAGCTGTAATATGCTGTACATCACGAATTTTACGGTTTACAATCTTACCGTTTTCATGAACTTTTTCAGTATGCAACATACGGTGGCAAGCATAATGATGAGTATCAAGAGTGCATCGTGTAGGAATACGTTGTGCTAATTCTATAGTATGTTCAATGTCATAACCATTAGGCTTATCTTCGTTTTCTACTGCTAAACACTTCTGAGCATAGTCTGATAAATAGCTAAAATTAGAAGCAAAGCGTTTAATACCATCAATATGTTTACCTCCATACAAACCTTGTAAGTGAATATTCATTACAAAGTCTTCGGCAGGTATATTCATCAGCTTACCATAATGTGCATGGTATTCTAAGTCTGCAACTGAGTTTTCTACTACATTAGCTTTGTCTGATCCGAGAACAGTAAACTGCCCTGGATGCACACTCAGTCTGATTTCGTGTTTTTTAGCTTGCTCACCAGTTCGTGCCAGTATAACACTAAGATCTTCCCAGATTTCTTTATACCAATCAGTAGTAAAGTCAAGAGTATAACAAGGAAATAGCTCAGACGATATACGAAAAGCACGCAAGTTACGAGGTTGTGTTGGAAAATAGTTAGTAATAATGTCCTCTAGCTTAGCTACGTTAGCTAAAGCTTTTTGTTGTACTCGCTCTTTACCACCGTCTTTTAAAGCATAAGTCTTAGTAGTAGTACCAAGATTATAGCGTTTTGCCAAATCTTTATCATTAAACTGACAGCATTGAGAAATACGCCAGTCTGTCTGTGTTTTGTTAAAATATTCCATAAAGTCTCCTGATTACTTTTATGTAAAATAACATCTATTTAACGTACAGGCAATATGAAAATATGTTTTATAGCTAGTTAAAAGATTTTTTCTGATGAATTTTACGTCTGTACCATTCAGCTCTATCTGCTGTCATTTCAGTTCGTTGTTTTACCGTCTCTTTAATATCACCACCGTCATTGATACGAGTTTGAGCAGCCCATTCATCACGTTTTACTGGTATGATTTGACAAACAGGAGTACCTACAGGAATATGAATTTCCGGACCGCCTGGATATACATCTAGATGAATAAAGGGAATATTAACTACGTTTTTATACATATCGGTATCTACTAAACCACTGATAGGTATAAGTTTACTTTCATATCTATTCATTAGTTGAGTAAATATAAGAGAGTAGTTTTTAGGGGTACTAATTCTCCAAGGGTTCATATACTTTAGCACAGTTGAAGAAGTGAGAGGAGAGTTAGGAACTTGTCGTTCTGGGTGTGTCTCAATAGGAGGCCATTTATCAATTAGTTTTTTATGATAGTCGCCAAGATACTTTAAGTGAAGCTTACCGTCAGGTGTTTGATTCAGTATAATATCAATATGAGTAGTTATAATGTAGCCCGCAGTCATAGCGTCAATAAACGGGATACATTTTTTTACTGTGTCATCGTCTTCATTTTCCCTAGGCATAGACTTAAACCACTGTGGCATTAGCTTCTTAGCAGGTTGCGGAGGGGTAATATCTAGTCCCGGAAAGTCATGTAATAGTTTAAATTCTATAGTTTTTTTCATGTCTCTAATGCCGTTGAAAATCTAGGTTCTGCTAAACCTGTGCCATAGTTCCAAGAAAAGTTATTTACACCTTCTGTATCTCTAAAATACCGTAAACCATAAGAACCGATCTCTATACCATTTAATACATAATCATAACCCTCTAATGTTTTAACTAGTTCAACATCTTTAGTATACATAGAGAAAAATTGCCCAGCTTTTGAGATCATCATTGTTAGATCGTAGTGTACAAAAGAGGAGGAATCAAATAGTTCTACTTTCATAAACTCAGGTTTGCTGAGATTATTATACTCCGGCTCTACTCTAAAGCAAGGAGTACAGCTTACATAACGTCCAGGTCTAAGTAACCCTTGACGAGTTAAGTATATAAACGATTGCTCTGCGGAACCTATAAGCCCTAAGCCGTTTGAGGTTTTAATAATACTAGGCTCATCTATGGTTTCTTTAATTGAATCAATATCTACTCTCCAAGGAACATCTATATAAGTATAGCCGCAAGCTTTATAAAAACTTACGGCTTCACCAATCTTTACCCAATCAATATGTGTCATTATCTTCTTCCATTTTTAAATGCGCGCTTAGTTACGTTACTCATATCAGATAGATCCTCCATAGAAGTGTCTGGAAAATTAACTTCTAGATATGAGTCAATAGCACCATATAGATCAGAAAGCTCTACGAGTGCAAGTATAGCAACGCCTTGTTCTTCTGCGTCTTTAAGTTCATCAAGCTCTTCTTGAATCTTAGATAAAGTGCCTATTTCACCTTTCGTAATCTCTGTAAGATGGTACCCAGGTTTATTATCTTGATCCTCTTGAAGATTATGTATAACTGTTTTAAGGTACTCTGTCATCATAGCTGTTTTTCCACAACGTCTACCAGACGCGATTATACGATGCGATTCTGGCTCAACATAACTAATATATATACTATTTGGATGAAAACCGTATGGATTGTTCTTTTTCTCTATCATCTAAATCATAGCCTTCTCTATAAGTGTTGTTAATTTTAATAACTGCTTCTACTAAAGAAAGAGTGTCTGTATAGTTAGAAATTGCAGAGGTATCTTTTGGGAAACAAGAGCCTCCAAAACCGCGTTTCCTATCAAAACCTGGAACCCTAGTATGAGAGCTACCAATTCTTGGATCAGTTATTACAGCGTTTACGATGGTATTAAAGCTAGCATCGTTTTCTTTTTCGCATAGATCGTATAACTGATTAAAGAAGGTAACTTTAACAGCTAGGTAAGAGTTTACTGCATATTTAATTATACTAGCTTCTGATAAGCTAGTATGAAATACAGGACAGGGGGCGCATAAACTATACTTTTTATATAGTTGTTCTACAAAATTAGTGTATGCTTTACGACCACCAAACACATGAAAATCAGGATTTACAAACTGTTCTTCTGCTTTTTTCTCTGTTAGAAACTCAGGATTATAAACGACCTTATAGTTTTCATATTTACGAATAATATCAGGAGTAACAGTAGATTTTATAATAACTAAGCCTTTATAGCCGCGTATATTTAGTACTTCATTTAGTACTGAATCTAAAATACTAGAATCTATAGAACCGTCGTCTCCCATAGGAGTAGGTAGGCAAACAAAAATACAGCCGTGAGTATGGATATTCACGTCTGCTAGCGATAAACCTAGAATAGGGTCAATCAATGTTTGCTTTAATCTTGTATCTGAGAACCCATAACTAACGGCTTTACCTACAAAACCATAGCCAATAATTGCTATCTTCATTTTTTACTATTAGGTGCAGGGGTAGTAGTAGTACCTTTAGCTGGTGCTATTTTAGTTGTTGAGGTAGGCATTACTTTAGCCGTTGGGGTAGGCATTACTTTAGCTACCGGAGTAGATGTTACTACTTTTTCAACAGGTTCTGGAGTACTAGGAGCTTGCATAAGTTCCCATTCTAACTTTTGAAGTCGAATTTGCTCTAAACCATGTCCGTGTTTTGCTAACCATCTAGCTGCTTCGTCCCAATTAGCCATATTTTTAATATCTCTTATCATAATAATTATCCTTTTTTAGGTGATTTTTTAGCGCCAGAAGGCCCAGACCATAGCTCTTTTCTAGCCCAATAGTTAGCACTAAACTTATTATCTTTTGTAAGCTTACCACTTTTGTCTTTTATACCTGCACTTCTTGCGAGATAACTAGTTCTAGCTTCTTTAGAGTAGTTGTGTCCATAATCTTTATGACCAAATCTAATTAGCTTAACTTCATCACCTTTTTTAGCTAGAACTACTTGCTTATGTTTAGAGGATGAGCTATTTTTCTTAGGCTTATTAAAACCCGAAAAAGTCTCTCCTCTATACTCAATTCTACCAGAAGGTAGTCTTTTTACGTTAGCTGCTTTTGCCATTTTTATATTTCTCTTCCAACTGCTTAACTAGACTCCATTGATTAGCAGTTAATTGAGGGTGATTTTGTTGACAACGTAGACAACCGTTAATAAAACGTCTATCTCTCTCATCCATCAAAGCATCAGCAAATAACTTTATTAAATCTTTTTTTAAACGTCTAGTCATATAGCCACGGATACACAAGTTGTTCTTTGTTAACAACCTTTTTCCTTTTAAATAAGCTCATAATCATATTCTTCATTATACACCTTTCAATCTTGTATAGTCAAGTCTTCTATTCTTAAATTCATATAGAAAAGGGGGTACAGCTTTTTCAAAAAGTTGAGGAGCGGCACCATCCACCGTTACTGCGATTACACAATCTTTAATACCTGTACCGAACATTTCATTATGAGCTATAGCATAGAAACAACACTGTAAAAAATAGTCTCTAATCTGACTACTAGATTTACGTTTTTTAGAGGTCTTAAAATCAATAATGGTAGGCTTACCTTTCCAGGTGCCTACCATATCAGTTCTACCTGCTGCTTTATATTTTTTACTCCATAGGATCTGTTCTTGACCCCATATCTCTTCTACGCCTGAAGATACTATCTTAATTAGGTCGTTAGTCATTTGTATTACGTCGGGGGGTTGATTATCAAGAAATATTTCTTCACCATTAAAATGTCTCTCTGCAAAATCGTGAATAAGAGTTCCTCGATCAGTAGCTATTTTTGATATTCTAGCAGCTTCTTCTTCTCCGACACGCTCTTTCCAGCGCTGTAGCCAAGCGTTGTTAGATGTTGCACCTAGGATAGTAGTAATTGAAGGGAATGACCCTTCAGGAGTATGGTAAGTTCTGCCGGTAGTTAAGGTTTCTACAGACATTTTAGTTGTATAATTATACAATAAGTTTCCTGTTTGCACACATAAGTACTGGGTATCCCTGACTTCTAGTAATTTCTAAAATCCTATGTAAAATAGGGTTTGAAGAAGGTGATACAACAAAAGTACGCGCACTTGCTCTTTTATAATTTGATTCAGCAGTTACATTAACAAAACCAGTATCTTCTTTGGATTGTCTACCGCTAAAATAGGTATTAAAGTCTCGTTCTTGGCAAAATGCTGAATGTTGAACAAAGTCAGGACTATCTAAAATAGGTAAGAAGGGTACAGCTATTTTACTACGAACTCCTAAAGAGTTTATAGAAAAGGCTTCTCTACCTATATTAGTAGAAACAGTTTTACCTTTAAGTAGTAATTCAGCAATTCTCTCTATACTAAGACCCGATTTAGCGTCTTTGCCTAGGTAGGCGTTTTCGTATAGAGGGTAGTCAACTAGGGCAGCTGCTCCAAGTGCTTTAGCAGCACCACTAGGAGCTGTATGTACAGCTACATTCTCGTAAACTTTATTTAAAGAATGCGTAACAGTAAAGTTATTAGCACCAATACCTGCAAAAGCTAGGTTAGGAGAATCAATCTTTGTCTGTAACCATGTTGCTAAGTGTGAAATAGCTTTTGTATACACAGAATTAATAGTTGCTCCTAAGTTATGATCGTTTTTATAAGGGCCTAAGAAGTTTTCATAATCACCTAATAGAGAATAGCCATCTTCTGTAAGACGTATAATATCATTAAGCATAAGCTGCTCAAGAGTATCGTTAATATCTCCGAAGTTAATTGAATTCCATATCGCGTTTTGCTCGCCATAAACAGGTTTATTCCCTAACATAGCCATAGAGCTAGAAAAGAAAAGTGCTAACGAATTAGGATATTTAAATTCTTTAATCCAGTAAAATTTACCAGCAACATAATAACCTAGACTAGTATGCTTATAATCAGACACAATAACAGCGCAATTATCCCATTGCTTAGTGATGATAGAAGACATAGCTAAAGCTTCGCGTTCATCGACTAATACAGGATATGCGTCTACTAAAGTACCAATGCGCTTTTTAAAATCAGAAAATAGTTTAGGATTAGTAAAAGCTGCGTAACCATAAGTTCTATAGTCTTTTTTTAGATATTTAATAGCTTTTTCTGGGAAAGTAGAAGTATCAGTATAGTTGTTAAATTGACACTCCATATAAGCGTCAGTAACTTTACTATCGTTTAAAACAGCTACAGCACTATAAGGTTCACCATAGCTTACACCTAGAGTTCTCATTTAATAAACATTTCTATGAAAAGATCACGAAGTATATCCTCGTTATATAATAAAACAGTTTTACACTTGAAACAGTTAAAAGTATCACCATCGCCAAATAGTAATTCTGATACTTTGCACTCACAGTATAAATTACAGGTATCACATAAGCATGAAGCTACTACGTGGTCACAAGCAATTTTCTTTACAAACTCAGACATAGTTTAGTCCTTATTACGATTACTTAAATCAAAACCTACAGGAGGTGGTTGTTTATATAGTAGAGGCTTACCATTTGGACCTAAAAGACGGGAATGAATAGCTCTTTCATAGACATGAGCCTCATCTGCATAAATACCACTCTCTCCTGTCCAAGGATCTCTAATATCTTTAGAATTTTGAACTTTGCTCATTAAGCTACTTCCCAGTAAAACGATCTTTAAAACGCATCACTGATGCTGCTGCACTTGAAGTCTTATCTGTAATTTTATCAGATAATAGTGCCATATTTGCACGAATAGCATCTGTATCTACAGCTGGCTCATTCATCTTTTCAATAGTTTCTATAATCTTAGCAACTTGCTTTTGTAATTCATTAATTTCTGCTTGCATATCTGCAATCTCTTTAGAAGACTTCATTTTGGTTTCCTGTTGTAATTGTTCAATATCTTTTAGTGATACTACCTCTTTTGTAGATATTACTCTTGGTTGCTTCCAACAAGTAGGGTCTTTACACTCTGGGTAGTCCCAGCGTTCTTTACCGCAATAACAGCCTCGATCGTGACTCATTTTTTACCTTCTGTATTAGATTTCATAGCAAGCTTTACACAATCCCAAGGGTTTAGAAAAGGAAGTTTACCTTTTAGGTTTGGCTCAAGACTGCTAGTCACATTCATGCTGCCTTTATCACTATCTGCTACATACCAATATGGCCAATCATCAGTTTTATCACTAGCAGATCTAGCAAAATACCTTGACATATTATATCCTTATTTAAATAATTAGTACAGCTAATACTGCCCACAAGGCTTTACAACCAATATGAATAGCTTGATCTGTGTTATAAGATATACGACCATCACATTTAGCATAGTCGGTAGCTACGTGTATAAAAAATTCAGCTATAGCTAACCATATCATTCCTGTAATTATACCTACAAAACCAGCCTGAATTATGCTATGTGCCCCTAGGGCATGATAAAAGGGTATTCCAGGAATAGGATCTTTATGGTTTTTAGCTTTAGATAGAAAGTCTCCCTGTAAAGGGTAGTCAGCTAATGCGTGTGCAAAAACCATAAGTGCGAATAGCTCTAACATGTTTTAATACCTTGTACTATCGGGGCTTGTAAACATAGTTGCCATGATACTACCTGTAAATCTGTATTTTTTAGTAAAGTTTCTGCTTCTAAGTGATCTATAGAGTTAACTATTACGTTTCTATCAAACAAGTTATTATGACCACAGCAACAACCTAAAGTTTCTATTTTATTAGCCCATAAAAGTAGTATATATTCTACAATACAGGAATCAATACAAACTGTTTTACGCTCTTTAGACATCCATATAGGCTTATCTAATACTACTTCCGCTATAGTACCACCAGAGATCTCAGGCCTGTTATAAGATATACAGTTACACATCTACTCAACTTTAACATAGGTAATTACAGATTTAGCTACAGGCGCTACTTCATAACAATCTTCGATTGTACGCCCACCATGTTGCAACTCCGTTGCAGGATCACTATAGTCAATTCTATAGTACATGTCAGTTTCTTTATTTATTACAATACAGTGAGATAAAATGCTCCATCTAGAGTGTCTATCAAACTGTTCTTTTACTACTACATAAGTATCATGATCGTTATAAGTAATCATCATGATCTCAGACATACAAAGATCTTCCATAGGCTACTTACACTCTGTTACTAGATTTTTAATTTCATTCCACTTTTCTTCTTCTTCGTCTAACGCATCTTTACGCAAAATAGTAGCAATCTTAGTGATTAGAGGAATAGCAATCTCATACTCTGATTTAATATGTTTCTTTTGCTCTGCGATAGCGTCACGTGCAGCCTCAGCAGTAATCATAAGGTCTACTAAACGACTCATGTCTTGTTTAAGTTCTTTTTCCATTATACAGCTCTAAATGTTTTTCTGATTTGTTCAGGTTTATGTCTGATAGTTTTTTCATCAGATAGATCTTTTAAGATAGTTTTAAACATAGTAGACGCTTCTGCCATAGTATCTTCTTTACTTTTGTCGGCGTCTATACACTCAGTATATACTACGTTTAGGGCAGTCATAAGATTACCGCTACCGATAATTCTCATACCTTTACAATCACCAGTACTTCTTAATTCACACAGTTCCCATACCAATGAGGAGTAGACGTGATTAGTATCATCGTCTACAACCTCAAAGGGATTGTTCTGTAGTATATTGCTTACGTCAGACTTTATACAGTTACTTGTCATTAATCCAGTCATTACGGTGGTTATCTGCGTTTAGCCACGCTAGTTCGCGTGACACAAGATCTCCCACTGAAGTTTTTTGTTTATGGGCGATAGCCCGTTCAAAGGTACGCTTAAAAGCCAACCAAGGGTTTTTAATGTTGGTCATAGGTTTAATAGACCGTACATCAAGCTGGTTCCAGTGTTCACACCGCGCATTAAACGCAGGGTGAGAGTTCAAAAACACTTCTGTTTCCCTCATACGTGGTTTCAAGAGTTTGTATAAATTGCGAAACTCTGTCATACGTTCATCATCGCTAATGTCTTCCAGACAAATCTTACGAGCGTTGCGAACTAGGTCACGATACGGGTTACGGCCAGTAATTTTAAAGTACATGCTTATTTGTTCCTTATAATAGCATATTTATCGGTAGATAGGAAGTATTATTTTATTTAAATTAGCTCAATCAGGGTAATACCACGAGACTCTCCATGCATTGACCAGAACTCTGTCTCATCAAACCATGTATACTGTCTCATCCAAACCCAATTGTGATTGATCCGAGAAGCTGCTTGGTTAAACTCACTATAGAAAGGTTTATCAAGAGTCATTGCATTACGAGCTTCTTCAATCCACTCATGCGTAAGCCACGGATTCCACCTAGAAATATTTTCTGCTTCACGAATTGTACGTCGAATATCCCAGTTAGAATAACCAGAGCCGATATGCCTATCAGGAAGCGCTCGTCTTTTTGCCATTGTCGATATTATCCTCGTTATATGTATGTACGATTTCTACAATCATACGGGAAGCTAAAAACTCTTGACCAGAAGCTTTTAGTCTATGATATTCTTCTACCGCACTTGCAATAGATGAATCATACTCTGTGTATTTATTAAGAAACTGTAGGGATTCTTTAACAGATGGCCTATTACTCATTTAAATTCCTATATTATAAAGCTCACAACAGTATTAATTAACATTCTAATTGACACTGTTAATTTATTATAGTATAGTTTAGACATGTATGCAACAGAAAAAGAACTTAAATTCCAGATACGCCACGTAAATGAGAATATTAATAACGTGGCTAGTGATCTAGGGGATGATATAAAAACCCTACACCAAATGATTACTTCTTTACAGGCAGATCAAAAACTGCTAAATGAACAGATTATATTTTTAACGGAGTCCCAGCCATGAGTCATGAGCTAATCGCTTTTACAGACGTAAATAATGATACTATTACTCCTGAAGTAACAGAGTATGTATCATTTGTTAATTCTAATATTAGTGATATATCAACTGAGATTGTTAATAGTAATGACTCTAGATATACAAAGTTTATAATGAAACAAGGTAGATTTCCTTGTTTTCTTGTTCTAAAGAATAACTCTAGGAAAGCAGTTCTTTATGGTAAAGTAACAAAAGAAGAATTACTAGACTGGGTAGTTAGAACTATTGGTTAAATAAATACTAGCACGGATTTTTGCATTAGGCAACTTGAAAATTACTTTCGTTGCCCCACTGCTTTTTAGTGTATGCTTTTAGCAACTGTAAACGTACCAGTTACATTATAAAATGAATTTATCTGGTCACACTACACTACTGTATGTTATTTTACAGTAGACAAATCTTAAATAATGTGTATTATAAAAGAATGAAAATATTTGTTAAGAATAATGACATTTCAAAAGCCCTACGTGTTTTGAAGAAAAAACTTCAGACAGAAGGCGATTTGAATTTGCTCAGAGGTAAACAACACTTTGTTTCCGCAGGAGAAACAAGGCGTTTAGATAAGAAAGCAGGGGAAAGACGTTGGCGCAAGACGCGAGCAGCCTTTGTTGATAACATTGAGAAACGCGAACAACAGTTGATTAAACAAAATAGACGTCGTGCGCAGAAAGAACGTGCCGAGCGTTTAGCAAGACAAGCAAAGCGATATAATAAATAATTTGCTCGTTCCTTATTTGTATGTTATATTTAATGTATAAATAAGGAATGACACATGAAAGCTTTTCAAGGCTCGTTTATTAAGAAAAATGGTGACGTAAGAGAAATGATCTTTGCGTATATTGAAGATTTACCAGAAGACTATCTTGAAGATAAGATTATCGGTTCTGGACCTGAGAAAACATATGCTCCAGGTATGAAGCTTGTGTGGGACTTAGAAGAAGACAACTTTAGAATCTTTAATTTTAATGCAGTAATGGTTACTCCAGAACAGATTGATTACTAATGGCTGATATAACACTATCACTTACAGACGATGAAATCACTCAAGCTATCAAAAACTATGTTAATAGTATTGGTTATAGGGATACTGACCACTTTAGTGTTACTATACGTGTTACTCGTGGGGATGACTCCGGAGATTATACTTATGCAACAGTATCCGGTATAGTTGTAAACAGGGATAAGTAAAATGGAAACCTTGAAATTATCTGGCGCTAATCATGCGGAATGCCCTGCATGTGGTTTACCTCGTAGTATCCTATGTAAAGAGCCTGATAGAACAGGTCTATGGCAGCACTATTTCAGTAAAAAATGTAAAAGCTTTCGTGATCAAAATCCAGGTAATTACCCTAACGGTGTTGATCTAATGCCTATGATACGGAGTGCTTACAATGGCTCACGTAAGTTACAAAGAGAGGCTTTAGCAGTACAAAAAGCATCTGATAGAGCTTATAAACTTGAGATGGAAGCTAGAAAACATCGTAAACATGATCTGTCAGGGGCCTTTATATTAGATATTATTGAGGAACTAGAAGGTGCTCTATATATGATGGAACCTTATTACTCACAGTGTCGTGCTGACTCTTCTGGCCGTGAAATGGTATCTAAACTTGAAGCTATTGTGGCTTCTTGTCAAAAATAGAAAGAATAAATTATGACTTTATATGTAGCAAAAGATAGATCTGTAAAAGAAACATTCAAAGTGCTTAAAAGCGTATATGCGCCTTATACACTAAAACGTGTACTTTATTATAGTCTTTGTATTACAGCGTTTCTTTTATTTGTTATTGGTTTTTGGTACGGTCTTATCTATGCTGTAGTAAGCACTATGTCATAGTTCATATTCGAGGAAGAATAGGTTATGTCAAAAATACAACCAAGTTTATCCGTACAGTTAGCCCAGATTGCTAAGTTAGTTGATAATGGTTATGTAGTATACTTTCCTTTAGAAATATCCCTGACAGAGTTTAAAGCTAGACTACAAGAAACAATAGATGAGTAAATTTGAAAAGATTGAAACAGCTATTGTAGCTATCGTAGTCGCTGCTCTTGTCGTAATCCTAGGCAATTTTATTCTAGTAGGTATTTTAGGAGTTATATAATGAATTCTACCATTTATATTCAAAACAAACCGCATATGAACATTGGAACAATTGGGTTCTCTGAGATCAACGGTGTGCCTTATGAAGAACTGGGACAGCCAGAGCTTAAGGCTACAAAAGCTATGAAAATGTATATCGCAGTATTGGATCAAGTTCCAGACTTTATGGTTCCTACACTTGTAGCCCATTCTGTTCTGTCGGCACATGAGCACTTCCTAAAAGCTAACAATATTCAAGATATTGCTGACCATGGTGCTTACAAATTCCCGGACTACATCAATTGGTTCCAAAATCACTTTCGCAAAGTGGTGCTCAGAGTAAACAGTAAAGAGTTTATTAAGATTTGTCAGATTCCTGATGTTTACTTGGGGCATGAGAACACCACTCTAGGAGGTAAAAAATCATGTGCGATTCCACCACCTTGTGAAAATGATGATCGTCCTAACGTGTTGGTATACGCTAAAATGTGGAAACCTCTAGCACCCTAAATTATTGGAAACTAAAATGAGAACTCCTGAATTTGTATCTTTTATTGGTATTGACGAAAATACTGATACTGACGATTGTATTGATCTATCTAATCGCTTCCCTATTGAATGGGGTGTGCTATACGGTACCAATCCTGGATCAAAATCTAGATACCCAGATGAAGGTGTGATTATGGATTTTGTAGATTGTTCAGACTTAATGAGCTTAGACTGTGCTTTACACGTATGCGGTAGTAAAGCTACAGACTTTCAAGAAGGTAGAGTAGAGACTTGGTATGACTACTTTGATCGTATTCAGATTAACCTGTTAGATAAGCGTTATGACTTTCCTAAACTTGGTGTTATGTCTAATATATTTGCTGAAACTAGCTTTATTATTCAGCATCGTAGTGAGAAAAATCCTACTCATCAATTTACTGCTCTTTACGATACTTCTGGTGGGCGAGGAACAGTAATTGAGGGCGACTACCCTGACTTTAGAACAGAGTTCCTTATGGGGTACGCTGGTGGTATTAACCCAGAAAATGTACTAGAGATTAATCGTAAGGTTAAAGCTCGCGGACCTTACTACTTAGATATGGAAAGTGGTATTCGTACAGATGATTGGCTTGATATTAATAAGTGTGAAAGCATTTGTAAACAGCTATGGCCAAACCTATGATTAAGTTTAAGAACTGGTTAAGTAACTTTATATGTAGCAAAACACATGGAGGTGGTACTATTATCTGGTTAGAGGGTGACACTGCTTGGCGCTGTAATAAATGTAAAAGAATTGAAGTATGAACCTGTTTATTAGCTTATGGGTACTGAGTATAGTATTAACGGTAATTATTTGTTACTACTTATTCTCTACTAATAGCCAAGTAGCTGTTACCTCAGGTACTGGTAATAATATAACTTTGAGTAACACAACAAGTACAAGTGATCCTTGTATCTACTGCGGAGGTCGATAATATGGTAACTTGGATTACTCAAAGTAGCGGCTTATTTGCAGATAGATGTAGTGAAGTATCCGAAGCTATTAGAAAAAGATGTAAAGAAACTAATCATACGTGGTTAGAACTAGACATTATACCTTTTTCTCATGAAGTTGTTGGAGGACTTCCAGAAGTTGTTAGCCCTGCTGTTATGTACGGAAGTACAAATATTAGAGCAGTAGCTAAGCAGATGACTGCGGAACCTCTTGTGTGGGATTATTCAGGTGTCAAAGAAAGTGTTGTTAGTGCAGCCCTAGGTAATAAGTATCTTAACTCAGATATGATTATCTGTAAGGCCGAAGAGGCAGACAATATAGCAGAACAACAAGGCTGGGAGCTCTTTTTTGCTAAGCCTAATACAGATAATAAAGAGTTTGCTGGTACTGTATTTGATACTAAACGATATAGTTACTTTATTGAAGGAGTGTTTGCACAAGAGTGGATACCTAGAGACTTTGAGGTAGTTGTAAGTTCTGTAAAAAACACTAATATAGAGTGGAGACTAATAGTAGTAGATTCTAAGATTGTCGAATATACTATATATAAGCAATGGCAAACTATAATGTCTAGTAGAGAAATTTACCAAGAAGTATTAGACTTTGCTCATGATTGTATTAATATACATAATCCTGGCGACGTATATACTATTGATATTGCTCAAACAGATAAAGGGTTAGCTGTAGTAGAGTATAATGGTTTTAACTCAGCAGGTTTATATGCTTGTGATGTTAATAACATTGTAGACGCTATTAACGATTTTTTAACTAAAGGTACTTAACATGACACTGCTAATTGCACGTATGCTAAAACACGCCTTTTTATCAGGTGTAATAGCTGCTCGTAACATTCCACAACATGGGGAAATCTCTGGTCCTGATCTATGGGTAGAGTATGAGCCACATGAAAAAGATTTAGAAAAGCTACTAAGAAACGAAGTATAATAAAATCATCGCTTCAATTATGTGAATTGGAGATATTCTGGACCTGGGGGCAGTACCCAGCGACTCCACCACCTACCTACTACGATAACTCGTTATATTCATGCTAAGCGCTTAGTAACGATAAAGAATGAACTTAGTAGGTAGATGATGGGGTCGAAATAGGATCGACAGGTATCAAAGAGTAAGCTAGAAGCCAGTGCGCAAGCGACTGTAACCGCAAGAAACTTTATAGATGCAAACAAAAATAGTGCACCTATGGGTTACGCTCTAGCAGCGTAACGACATGGGGTATGGGCTCCACCTTGCAACAGAACGGGCCTATTTTTATTGGAGAGTCATGCGTATAACAATAAACAAAGTAGCATACAATGTTTCTATGCGTTGTTTCCCCAATGATGATATTTTCCTATTTACATATATTGATGGTGTTGAGCATCCTCTTAATCTACAATTTTGTAAAAGTGAAGATACTATATCCTTTCCAGAGTTTAAACAAAGAGTTACTGACGAAGTTGGTCACTTGCTGTATAAATTGGGGTGATACCCATAAATATATCCGAGCTATAACAAGGTTATTATAGCATCACACACAGCACAGAAAAAGAGAAATAATAAATGAGAAGAATTAAAACATACGCACCAGTTACATCGTCACTGATTGGTGAAGCACTTGCAGGAGCAATAAAGGCACCAAAACCACTTACTCTTGCCGAGGCTTTTAAACCAAAACGTGCAGGAACGAAAACATCGCATGTAGTAATGATTCTAGATGAATCATCCTCAATGAACGGCTCAACAGACGCTACGATTAGTAGCTGTAATGAGTTTTTAGACAGCCAGCGTAAGGATTCAAAAGCACAAAAGATTAAGACTTTTGTATCTATTGTTAAGTTTGATGGTAATAATGTGATTAGTATTGTAACTCGTAAAAACATTAAAGAAGTAGAGCATATTACTCGTAGAGATTATAATCCAGCTGGTATGACAAATCTAAATGATGCAATAGGTTCCGTTATGCTTACTGTAAATAATCTGTTTGCTGAAACTAAGAAAGCTGATAGAGATTCTATTATTATTAATATTCTTACTGACGGCTATGAAAATGCTTCTAGTACTTTTGGAAGTATTGATATTAAGCAGATGATCGCCAAAGCAGAAGCTAAAGACTGGGTATTCACTTTTATGGGTGCAGACATTGATGCTTTCGCAGCATCAAGTGTTTATGGTTTTCAGGAGCATAACACAATTCAGTTTAGTAAGGGTGCTATGGCAGGTACTATGTCTATTGCGTCTAATAAAGTCTCAGCTATGAGACAAGCACGTAGTGAGGGTACTAGTACTCAATCTCTATATGCTAGTAGTGCTTTTACAGATGATGAGCGTGCAACAGCAGTAGGTGATGATAATGACAAAGACCCCGTATGAAGTAAGGCTGGATGTTTTAATTTTAGCACAAAATATGCTAGAAGCAGAGCGTCAACGAGCCTCAGTAACCTATAACCATATGCTAAATAGTGAAGTACATTTTAATAATGATGAAATGTCTGCTGCTCAGTCTAGAGCACAGTATACAGATGCAGATGTTAAAACTAAAGCTGAAGCTATGTATTCTTTTGTTACTGATAGAAGCGCTCCTAGTAAAAACATAAAATAACAATGAGGGGTCACTTAGTGGCCCCTCTAACCATAAGTAGAGATTGATAATGAGCACATATATTTTAGGCCAAGGTGGCTTTACTAAAGAAATCTTTGAACAAATGATTGTAAACTCAGACTGTACAGATTTTGCAGGTTTTGTAAGTTATGATGAAGGCAAACTCATAGCAAATAAAAAAGAAATCACTAAATCTAGTTCTGATAAGTTTATTTTAGGTACAGGTATAAAGAAACATAGGGATATGTTTATCTCTATATTAAGTAAGCAGTATCCACTAGGTATTAAGCATTTTCCTAACTACTTTGCAGCTACGTCTCGTATCTCACAGACGTCTGTAATGGGTTACGGAAATGTATTCTGTGAGTTTAGTCTAGTCAATGCAAACGCTGTTTTAGGTAACTTCAACTGTTTTAATGCTTATGTTTCAACGCACCACGATAGTGTGTTAGGTGATGATAATGTCCTTTCTCCTTATGCAACCTTACTAGGTAATGTAAGAATTGGTAATAAAAACTTTTTTGGCGCAGGAGCTACAGTAGTACCTCTTGTAAGCTTGGGTAACAATAATACTGTTAGTGCAGGTGAGTACGTATTCGACGATATGGAGAATAGTGAATTATTTAGATCAGGGATGATAGTAAAAAAGAAATGATAGTATTATTTAGAAGCTGTGAAGCAAACTTGTCTCCAGGATCTCTAGGAGATGGTTATGAAGATAAACCGCGTTGGATGGGTAAAGGTAAATTAGAGATTTTGCGTAAGTCCTATATGTCTATACAAAATGGTCTTACTCCTGATGATACTATATTTATTATCAATGATAGAACCTCTCCTGATACTCTTGACTGGTTCAGTAATAACACGGTTGCTCAATATGAAGAAATAGATATTACCTCTTTGGAAGAGCTTAGAGCGAGTCATCCTTACCCTACATACCACCCTGTGTTACCTAACTCATGCCCAGACCTAATGGAAGCTTTAATTAAGATTGCAGAAAATAATCCTGATGAAGTAATTTATATTTGTGAAGATGATTACCTGCACCTTCCACACGCAATTACTGCGATGAAAGGCGTGTATGCTAAAGGTTATCAAGGTTTTTACGCTCCTTATGATTATCCTGATAGATATACGCTTGATAATTCTAAACTTGCAGAAATTCATGCAGGGCCTTATGGGCACCTCAGAAGTATTCCGAGCGCTACGTTAACTGTAGCTGCCTACGGACATACATGGCTTAAATTTAAATATGAGCTACTAAGAGCAGGCGCTTTTGCTGATGACTCCTGGACTTGGAAAGCTTTTGCACAAGCAGGAGCTGTATGCCCGATCCCAAGTCACGCTACTCATTTACAAGAATACTGTATCTCTCCCTATGTAGACTGGGAAACTGTATATTCTGCTATAGAAATTTAGAATGAAAAAATTCGTACATACTAAGACTTTTGATGAAACTAGCTTTATGTTATACCTTCAACCAGCTATTGATTCTAATCAATATACTAATGGAGGTAGTACAGTAGAGTTACTTGAGAGAACTGCAAGAAATATTCTTGAGATATGTGATAGTAAAGCTGTAATCGCTGTAGTTAACGGTTCCGCAGCTCTTAATGCTATTATAAACGGTATTGCTGTAGTTGAAAACATATATCCTAGAGTTATAACACAAGACTTCACGTTCTACCCAGCCTTTCAAGGTGAATGTAGAAATCCTATTATCGTTGATTTTAATAGTGATATTAATTTACCTCACGTTATTGATTTAATGAACTTAAAGCAAGGAAATATACTTCTTGTAACTAACTGTTTTGGTCATGTACAGGAGCTAGACACTATTCTTGCAGCTGCAAAAGCTAATAATCTTAGAGTAATTTTTGATAATGCAGCAACTCCTTATTCGTTTTATAAAGGGATTAACTCGTGTAACTACGGTAATGCTTCTTTTGTTTCGCTACATCACACTAAACCTATTGGGTTTGGTGAAGGTGGTCTAGCTATCGTAGATAGAAAGTATGAAAAAGCTGTACGTGCAGCTATAGCTTTTGGTCTTGTAAACGGTAAAGGTACGAAATACGGAAGTAACTATAAAATGAGTGAGATTAGCGCTTCAGCTATTCTACAGTGGTGGACTAACTTTAGTATTACAGCTATGGCTCAAGAATATGTAGATAACTATGAAGATTATCAAGAACCTTTTAAAATGACGCATTATGGTGATCGTGATAAATGGTTTCCCTCATGTATGCCCGCAATTAGTAATCATTATATAGAGTCTACAAACCCAGAGGTTAAGAAATACTATACCCCTTTAAAAGGTTTACCACATTCCCAAACACTATATAATAATATATTGTGTTTTCCTTTAGGACATTAGCATGAAAATCGTTACAGTAACAGGTTGTGCTGGATTTATAGGCGGAGCATTCACGGAAAGACTACTATCTCTCGGTTATTACGTTCATGGTATTGATAGCTTAACTAGAGTTGCAGATAAAACTTTTATGTGGGGGCTTAAAAGACGCTACCCAAAGCACTTCAATATTATAGTTGATAATATAGTAACTATTGAAGAAATACCAGACTGCGATATTCTTTTTAACTTTGCAGCAGAGTCAGATGTAGACAGTAGTAATAATAATTCACGTGACTTCATTCAGACAAATATTGCAGGTGTTGAAAACCTACTTGCACTAACAAGAAAAAGAGCAACAATCAAAGTTGACCCACCTATATTTATACAAATATCTACAGACGAGGTTTATGGGAATCATACCTCTGCTACTCCTTATAACGAGACACAGAGGCTAAAACCTTGTAATCCTTATGCTGCTTCTAAAGCAGGGGCTGACCTTTTAATCGAGAGTTGGGATGCTACACATGGGTTAGATTATAAAATTATTAGACCTTCAAATACTTACGGTCTTAGGCAGTTCCCAGAAAAGCTAATACCTTTAGTAGTTAAAAATCTATGTAGAGATAAGAAAATTAATCTTCATAATATGGGTCTACCTGTTAGAACATGGACTCATGCACAGGATGTTATAGATGGAATTTTGTTAGCAACTACCAAAGGTGTTAATAAAGAAACGTATAATATCTCTTCAAACGAAGAAAGAACTAATGAAGAGATGGTTAAAGTTATTATAGACCTTTATTATCTAGGTATAAACCTTGATTATTCTAAGTATATAAACTATAGGTACGATAGACCTGGGCAGGATATGCACTATTCAATATGTAGTGATAAAATTAGACAACTTGGCTGGAAGCCTCAACATAAACTAGCTATATCTTTAATGGATGTAGTAGCTCATTATAAAGAGAATGTAAAATGGTAACTAAAGTATTTATAACAGGAATAGCAGGGTTGCTAGGAAGTAACTTAGCAAGATTTTTATTAGCTAAGGGCGGTTATGAGATTGTAGGCATTGATAACGGTATCGGAGGTGTAGAAGGTAATGTTCCAGATGGAGTTACTTATCATCAGGGAGATATCCTAAATACAGAATTATTAAAAGAGTATATGTACGGTTGCGACGTAGTTTTTCACGCAGCTGCCTTACCCTATGAAGGGTTAAGTGTTTTCTCCCCTACAGTAACAGCAACTAGTATTGTATCTGGTACACTATCTACTGCGATTGCAGCACTTCATAATAAAGTACATTTATTTATTAATTGTAGCTCTATGGCTAGATATGGGGACCAAGTTCCGCCATTTACTGAGGATATGCCTACTAAACCTGTAGATCCTTATGGTCTAGCTAAAGTACAAGCAGAAGAACACCTAGCTATGCTTTCTGATATACACGGGTTAAACTATGTTACCTTAGTACCTCACAACGTAATTGGGGTAGGTCAGAGATATTTTGATCCATTTAGAAACGTTGCAGGTATTATGATTAATAGAACTTTACAAGGTAAACGAATAATCGTATATGGTGATGGTACACAGAAACGTTCTTTTTCAGACGTTACTGATTGTATCCGAGCAGTAGAGCAAATTATCTTATCAGATAGAGACTTATGTGGCGAAGTATTTAATATAGGTCCAGAAGACAACGAGTTATCAATTCTCGATCTAGCTAAGCTAGTAAGCTATAAGTGCGAGAAAGACTTAAATTTAGAGTTCTTTAAGGGAAGACCTAGAGAAGTTAAAAATGCCTATTGTTCTAGTGAGAAAATAACTAACCAGTTTAACTATAGCGCTGATACACCTATCA